GTATGATCCGCATGAGTACATGAGATTGGTAAAAATAAAAGACAAGATTACAAAAATCACAAATAAGGGTGATGATCTTTCTACTGTTGATGCTGATGTTTCAAAAATAATAGATAATTCAATAGGGAGTCCGATGAAACCAGGTAGTTCTGTTGAGTTGTCAAAACTTGAAAATGTAATTAGAGAAGGTATTGATGATGCTGAGTTTATCGCCAAAGAAGGAGTCCCTGGTAGTTATATTCACGCAGATAATATTGCTGATTTTGAAGCACGAATGCTAGCTGAAGCCGAAGCTGAAGGTATAACCAAAAATGCTGTACAGAAATATCTTCGAATGAACAAAGATAAAACTGGAATAAAGTTTTATGACGATCTAAGTGATGCGTGGGGTAAAAAAATAAAAGATTTTAAAGTCGGTGATATTAAGGCTGGTGAGAAATTTTTAAACACACTAAATTTTGCAACTAAATTTTTCAAGATGGCTAAAGTTCCATTAAACCCAGCTTCGCATACCAACGCGGTTGTAGGTAACATTGTTATGGATAAAATGGCTGGATGGGATGTTACAGAAACAGTACCTGAAGTTATTCAGGCGTATAAGTTTTTAAGTGGAAAGCAGGGGCCTAAATTTATTATTGATAATTTCATGAAAGAAGCGAGTGACTATGCAAAGTTCGTAGCCACTAATCCTAATGCATTTAAGGGGACGTACGGTTTTGACCCATCGCTTGTTGGCGGAAAGTATTTTATTGACCACCTCAGTAAAGACCTACGAGCAACTGGCTTATTAACAGCAAAGAATGAGCAAGAGTTTTTGGAACAATTAGCAAAGATGCCAGAAGAGTTACGTGCTGCTCTTGATAACGCCGCTGAAGCAGCAGGAGCTGCTAAGGGGAGTGCCGTAAGAGAGTTGCAAGATTTTGTTAAATCAAATAAATCAATGAAGATTGAAACTCCAACAGAAATGATTGAGAGATATAGTAAAGCCGGTAAGCCTGAACTCGCTGGTGATCCCTCTTCTGTTATTCAAGATCTCGGTATAACTGGGGGTCCTGGAATGGATTTTATAAAAAGAAAAGCAGCAGAAGGTAATATTGTGTATAAAGGTCTTCAGAACATAATGGAGAAAGGTATGAATACTTTTGAAATGCACGACCAAGCCTCAAAACTAGGAAAAGCAATACACGCAACAAAAACAGGTCTTACCGCTGAATCACTTGCAAAGCTTTCTCGTCTTGTACCAGGAGGTATTTCACGTGCTGATATAGTTGGAGAAGCTGTTGTTAATGGACGAAAAAGATATAGACTAACATGGGATAAGGCAACTGATTTAGTTAATGAAACAAACATGAATTACTCAGCTATGCCTGCATTCGTTCGTATGATGAGATCAATGCCAATATTAGGTGCTCCGTTCCTGTCATTCTCGTATGCCATGGTTCCTAAAACAGCCAAGACGCTTCTTCATAATCCAGCTTCTTTTAATCAAATAAACTTTATGATTCACGAGCTCTCTGGCGCTAAGACCCCGATAGAGAAAAAGAATCTTGAGAGTAAGTACGCACAGTGGTTTAATTCACCAGCAATGCTAAGAGTCCCGTTTATGGATTCTCACCCTGCGTATGTTAATCTTGCAAACTTCCTTCCGTATTATTCTATGTCACTCTGGAGTCAATCAAATAGATCTTACAAAGATATGCTACCAGACACTCTCGTAAAGACTGTTGATAAATCTCAGTTATTTAAAGACCCTGCTGGTCAAGTGTTGTTTGATTACTTTATAATGCCGTTATTGTTGGATGGAGAGCGACCATTAAACCAATTTGGTCAACCGTTATATCCAGAATCAGCAACTGGTATTAATAAACTTGGGTATGCAGCAAGAACACTCGGTGAGGCGTATGTCCCTGGATTCTTGGGTGCTGCTGGTTTACCAGTGGGTGGCGTTATGGAAAATGTTGCACCTGGAAGTAGTAAATATATTCCAAGTTATACATTTAGAAAATTAGCGAATGCAACTCAACAAAAATCTTCTCTTGGAATACCTAAGAAGGAAAGTTCTGCAGAGTTGGTTACAAAAGCATTGTCAGGCCTCGCCGGTCTCCCTGTTGATACAATGGATATTACTTATTTACAAGATAACCCTAAAAAATAATTATGGATGAATTAACAATGTCTGGTGGAGTTCAACTACCTAGAGAAATCGGTAGTATGATGACACCAGAAGAAAAAAGAGACGACCTTGAAGGTCTTATGGAAGCTGTTACTGATAAATATAAAATGTTTGAAGGACAACTTTCTTCATCTGATGCTCAGGTGAGAAAAATTAAAGATGAATCTATTGCAATGCTTTTTGAAATACTACAAAAGAATGGAATTGATCCATCAAACCAAGAACAAGTAGCTCAGTTCTTACTTGAATTAAAAGAAGAAAATCCTGATGTGTATATGATTTTCGAACAAGCAGTAAGTAAAATATTATCTTATCAGGAGGCAGAAGAAACAGCGCAAATCCCAGAGGGAATGGAAGATCCACAAAGTAAAATAGATATGGTACAAGAACTTCCACCTCCAGTCCCGGGACCGGACATGGAACAACCAATAAATCAAGTTCCCCAAATTTAGTTTTAAGATTTAAATTATAATATGAATAAAAAAATGAGAGTATTCCCTCCAGAGATGCAAGATTATGAAAAAGTATTCCAGTCTACTCGATATTTAAGTAGGCTAAGAATAGACAGAATAGAATCTCCAAAGGGATTTGATAGTATAGCTGAATACAGAGACACATTTAAGGGCTTTCTTATTGAGTCTTCTTTTTCGGTTTGGGATACTTTCATTAAGATGTCATGGTTATCCGACAAGTTTAAATATACTGGTTATAGGAATGGAACCCAAACTGGTGTCTGTTCTAGGTCAGCTTTTAGTGTGTTCACAAAAGAATTAATTGGATCAAACACTCATTTTATTTCGTATTCATTTTGTTATAATAAAATTGTAACTTACTTCAAGGAGTTATACCCATTGTTTAGTAAATCTGATCCATTTAAAAACCCAGAAAAGTTTAAGTATCCGTTTAAAAACATTACATTAGACTTTCTTGTTCTTGTTCACCAACTCCCTGAAAGAATAGATCTTTTAAATTATGCAGATGAGCACAAGATGAACTTTACTAGTTTTGCAGATTTTGTTATAAACTACATAGGAAAGTATAATGATAGTGAAGGGAAAGATGTATTTGGGATTATTAGAAGCAAGAGGCATCCAATGTATGTTAAACGATTAAAATAATATGAATGAAGACAAAAAACTAAAACCAGTTTCTTTTATTTCAGGTAGATATAATTATTACGGAAAGGATAACTTAAAAGAGTTCCTTCTTCTTAAGGCTCTTAAGGTTACGAGTGATCCAAAGATGTTACAAAAAATGATCGGCGCAAAAACCATGGCCGATGTTTCTCGTACCTTTGATAAGATTGCAAATAGAAAAGAATATTATTCTGCGTTAAAAAGACTAGGGATGGATTTTGGATGGATAGCACAAGGTCTAAAAGTTGAAGCAGAAACAGCTGAAAAGTCAGCTGATAGAATTAAGGCGCTTCAGATTGTACTTAAATCTCTAGGTATGGATAAATATGAAGACGTTCAGGCTGATACGGGAAGTTGGGAAGATATGATATTAAAGTCCGCAGAAAAAGAAGATAAACAAATAGAAGAACCAATTGATGTTGAGTATGAGGTTGCTACACCTGAAATGCCAGAGTTCTTGAGAATACAAAAGGAGGAAGAGAATAAAGTTGGTAAAAATTTATATGAATAAAATCAAAAAATTACTTGATCCAAAATTTTATATTGAATCTTTTTTAAAAATCAAAGGTAAAACACCAGGGTTAATTCCTTTTATATTAAATGAAGCACAGAAAGATTTCTTAAATACGTTTAAAAAATTTAACCGTATGATTGTGTTGAAAGCGCGACAAATCGGATATTCAACAGTAGCAACTGCGGCTCTGTACCACAGAACAGTTATGCAACCAGGTACCAACACTGCTATTATTGGATACAACTCTGACCTTACCTCAGAACTTCTTGATAAGGTTAAAACATTTTATTCTTCAACGCCAGGTGAATTAAGACCGACTGTTCAATATAACTCAAAGTATGAAATGTCATTTCCTAAACTAGGATCTAAGCTTCTCGTTCTTCCTTCAACTGAGAATGTGGGACGCGGGTATACCTTGCATAATGTGCTTTGTCTGTCAGGTGATACTATTGTCTTTGGTGACAATGGAAATTTAATAAAAATAAAAAACCTAAAAGATGGGGATTTTATTGTTAATGGAAATGGTGGTAAATCAAAAGTAAAAAAAGTAATTCAAAAAAAGCCTGATACTAAAATGTTATCAATAGATACTGTTGGGTGTATTAATGATCTTAAGTTGACAGAGAATCACGAGGTCTTAACTAGAGATGGTTGGAAGCCAGCTGGTGTTTTAAAGAGTGGGGATTATGTTGGGTATCCATACTTTCAACTAAGAAATAGATTTAAGGAATTTGATTTAAGTGTTTATGTTAAAGACGAATATAAATCAAGAACAAAAACGGGTGTTCTAAAATACAGTAGAGATTTTGGGGAAGTTTGTGGTTGGTTTGCAGCAGAAGGTTCCATTACACCAGGGAGAACAATATTTTCTATTAATAAAAATGAGGTAGATTACTTGTTGCCATTACTACAAAAAACAGTTGGTAGTGTTGTTAATAAAATTAGTGTTTATTTGAGTAAAAAAAGTGAGACGGCAACAATATGTGTATATTCAAGTCCATTATCATTATTTTTTTCGGATTTCTTTGGGAGTGGGGCTGCAAATAAAACGATCTCAGATAAAGTTTGGTATTGGGGATGGGATTTTGGGTATGGTTTCTTAAGGGGTGTTTTCCTTGGAGATGGTTGTTTGACTAATGACCGTAAGGCTATACTTGTATCAATTAGCCCATCTCTTGTTTATCAGGTTAAGAAGTTGCTTGTTTCATTGCGAATAGGGCTTGCTTCAATTAATTCATGTGAAACAAGTAGGTATGGTGTGAAAAATCAAACTAGATATAATCTATCAATATTAGGACCAGGTAATTACAAACTAAGAAGAAAGTTAAATTTTCCAATGCCAACATATGATAATGGAAGATTTAGGTGGATAATAGAAAATGACCCGGGCAGAAATTATGGACAAAAAACATGGGTAAGAGGGAGATTTCATTATTGGATGAAAATTAGAAGTATCAAAGAAATAGAAAAAGAAGATCTTGTGTATGATATTGTTTTAGAAAAAGAGCCACATAGTTTTTTGACACATTCTGGTGTTGTTCATAATTGTACAGAGCTTTCGAGTTGGGAAAAAGCCGATGAAAAAATGATGACAATTGAAGCATCAGTGCCGATTGAGGGTAAGATTATAATTGAATCTACACCAAAAGGGGCAGGAAATCTATACCACAGGATGTGGGTTTCTGATAACGACTATGCAAAAAGAGAGTATGGTTGGTGGTGGATGTATACAGAAGAACAGATAGAAACAATCAGAAGAAGAATGAATGATCCACAGAAGTTTGCTCAGGAGTACGAACTTACGTTTCTTGCCTCAGGTAGAATGGTTTTTGATTCTAAGGTTGTTAATGAAATGAGAGAACACCAACTAAAAGTCGGTGACCAAATCACAGACGAACATGGTGTTGTCCATATTGTAAGAGAAAAAAACGATTGGACAATTTATAAAGAGCCGGAAGTCGGTGCATTTTACGTGGTGGGAGCTGACGTTGCGGAAGGGGTGACTGGGGGAGACTATTCGGTTGCAGTAATATTTAATCGTACGACAGGAGAAGAGGTTGCTATGTTTCGGGCACAAATAGCTCCAGATAAATTCGGCGAGCAATTAAATGAAATAGGAAGATATTATAATAATGCATTAATGGCGGTGGAAATAAACAACCACGGCCTTACTACAGTAACGATATTAAAGCAGTTGCTGTATCCGTCTATGTACTTCAGACCTTCAAAATTTGAAACAGTTGCATCACCGTGGTCAGATAAACTTGGCTGGAAAACAACACTCATGACTAGAAACATCATGATAGATGATATTGTTCAAGCTATTAGAGATAAAGACCTTTTAATTCACTCTAAGGTTTTACTAGACGAAATGACTGTATTTGTATATGATAAAAATAATAGATCTGGTGCTATGGACGGTTTTCATGATGATGGGGTCTTTGCGCTCGCTATCGCATTCCAGGCGTTTAAAGTTATGAGTACGAAACCAACAACACAATTATCAGATAATCATATTCCTATTTTCGGTGGATATTAGTGTACTAATGCTATAATTTGAATTATATATGTCAAACTCAAGAAGCTCAAGAGAAATAGGATCATATACACCAGACGATTTTGGTGATAAGGATTTGATGAATAAGTTTCATCTTCAAATGCAAGATGCTCGTAATCATTTCTTGAATCAAATAAAACCAAGACTCGATAGATCTTATAAACTATACATAGGATGGAATGGTGATCGACAGATCCAGATAAAGAAATGGCAGGCTAATGTTTTCGTGCCGTATACACAAGCGGTGGTTGAAACACTTATGCCTCGTGTTTTGGATGCTCGTCCTGAATTTACAGTTCAAGGAAGAACAGCAGATGATCAACTTAAATCAGAGAAACAACAACAGCTTGGTGATTACCTATGGGAAATAGCTGGAATGGACTCAACAATGGAGACACTCGTTAGATCGTCTCTTATTTACGGTACTGGTTACTTACAAGTTAGTTGGAAGAAAGATGTTCGAAAGCTTAAATTTCTTAAAACAAAAGATGTTTCAAGTAAGAAGTATGAATACGAGACAAAAGAGAAAGTTTTTTATGATGCACCTTACTGTGAATGGGTAGATAACTACTCACTGTGGTACGACTGGCATAATACAGCACGACAAAGTAAGCAATACTGGTTTAAAAGATTTGTATTGACTGCTCCTGAAATAAAGAGAAGATATCCAATGGCTGACTCAAAAAGACTTAAAATGGGATTAAATAGTCCTGGGGGTGATCTTAATGATTACGCTTCTGTTAGAGCGCTTACAAAAAAATCTCACGAGCTTATTGTAAAAGGCGCAGAAGCCAGTTATGGTGCTTTACGAGGTGTAGGGACCGATAAATACAATAACTACGGAGATCAAGATCTTCAAATGTATGAAGTTTTTGAATGGTATAGACCGTTTGACGATGAATATTCTGTACATATCGGTGGAAGTTATGTTCCTATCTTAAAGGGTGGATCTATTCCTTTTCCTTATGACTTTAAAGAAACTCCTTTTATTGAAGTTCCTTATTTAAAGATGCCAAATGAGTTTGAGGGTATTGGCTTGCCAATGATTCTTGAAAATCCACAGATCATGCTCAATATGATTAAGAACCAGCGTCTTGATGCTGCAACTTTGAGTATTCACAAGATGTGGATTGTTAACCCTCTTGCAAACATAAATAAAGACGAACTCGTAACAAGACCTTTTGGTATTATTTATTCAGTTGACCCACAAGGGGTGAGAGAAGTTCAGTTTAGTGATATTAAGGGTTCTGCTTATAGAGAAGAAGATCTTCTTAAGAGTGACATGAGATATTCATCCGGTGTTGATGATTTCTCTATGGGGGCTGGGGGATCTGCTGGATCTGCTACTGAAGTTAGACACCTGCGTGAATCAACATTAGAAAGAGTTCGATTGTTTGTAAACCACCTCGGTGAGGGCCTTTCTGATGTGATGAGATATTGGATGGATATGTCACGTCAGTTATTTACAGAGAAAATGACAATACGAATTCTTGGAGATAATGGTGAACTTGAGTTTCCCATTATTGAGAAAGATGACCTGTTGGGTAGATTTGACTACAAAGCTGCTGTTCTTCCTTCTATTGCTGGACAAAATGATATTAAAAAGAAACAAGATATGGATCTATTCCAGCTCCTTATACCACTTCCGTTTGTTGATCCTAGGAAATTAACAACAAAAGTTCTTGCTGATTGGAATTGGAGTCTTGATTCTATTGCTAAATCTGCTGAAGACCAAGAGGAGAATCCAGTGGGACCAGATGGGCAACCTATTGGTATGGATGGACAACCTCTTCCACCAGAAGGAGCACCAGGAGAAATGCCTATGGAGGGTATGCCACCAGAAATGGCTGCAATGATGGGTGGAGGAATGCCTGCTCCTATGCCTTCAGGACCAACATCTAATGTTGTTCCACCAAATGTTCTTAGTCAGGCTTTGTCTATGTTGAGAACACCTGGAGATTCTGGTGCTTCTCCATTTGCCCAAGCTGGTGCTCCAATTAATCTTCTAGAGAAAGCAGGAGGTCCACCAACAGCAAAAGGTATTCCGAAGGGAAGAGGTGGCCCAGGGTTCACATCAAACCCAAGAGGGTTTAATCGTAAGTTGGGCGGAAAAGTCAACACGAATATTTCTATGAATGGAAACTCAAACCCTGAAAGTGCACTTATGAATCGTACATTTAACATTCAAGGATAATTAATAATTAAAAAATATTTATGTCAGAAGATTTCAAGAAAAAAAATATAATACAGAAGGCAATATATGGAGATAAGTTTTCCTTGCCATATTTTGTGCAAAAAATGCAAGGTTTTAGTCTTGGGTTAAGATTAACGCACTGGGAGACAACAGATTTTGCTTTACATAAAGCAACAAGGGAAATTCAAGATTCAATAGATGGTCTACTAGATACATTTGTAGAAGCATTTATCGGTTTCAATGACGGGAAAAGACCTGTGTTTGAAAAAGAGATAGAGTCATGTATGGATCCAGATGTTATAATAGATTGCTTGAAGTGTATGGATGTTTATGATTCTTCTTTGTTGAATATAAGAGATGAAATATTACAATCAGTTTATAAGTACAAGTATTTAAAGACATTACATTAATAATATAATTAACTAAGTTATGGATAATCAAAAAAAAGATATTCTTAAGAAATCACTTAAGAAAATACCAAAAACAGAAATGAAAAAAGATTTCGCTGGTATGGAAGAATTAAAAAAGAAAACATCTAATGTTGAAAAGGCAGTCAAAGACTCGACTTCACCATCAAGATTCCCTAATGTTGCAGGTAAGGTTATGAAAAGTGCAGCAACGGTAATGTTTCCAGGGGCTATGGGTCTAAGTAAGTCTGTTGATACAATTAAAGATATTGCTAAGTCAGATAAAATGAAGACACTTAAAAGTAAGATAAAAAATATCTCACTTAATCCATTTAAGGCATATAAAAAAGATCTTGAGTTGGAAAGTAAAAAACAAGATGGATATAAACAGGATGCTATAAATAATTTAATAAACGATGGTATGGATCCAGAAGATGCATATAATAAAGTAAATAATATTGGATAATTAATAAATAATATATATAATATGAATAAAAATAAAGAATTTGAAAACAAAAAGTACGTTGAAACATATTTTAAAAAGGAATTGAATGATTCTGTTAATAAAATGACAAACCAAGAGATGGTTCAGATTATAAAAGAACTTGAAGAAACACATTACTGGGTTGCGCTTACAAAATATGTTCAAGATAGAATGCTTATTGCTCAAAGTACTCTCTGTACGCTTGATCCAATAAAAGAAGGTACATCATTAGCAAGAGCTCAAGGTATATTAAGTGGATTGATGGATATACATAGTGCTGTTGATAAAATAAAAGAATCTATCAAAAAAGAAGAAGCTGCTATTCAGGCAAAAAATGATGATTCAACTCCTCCTGTTGACGATGAAGGAGATTTTAATCCAAATAACTGGTAATCTGTAGTACTTATAGTATAATTATACTTGTATAAAGAAGTTGTCACGTTTTCGTGGATTTATGGTCGTATTTAAAAGAATTATTTTAAACAATTATGATTGATAAGAATTTAAAAAAGAATGTGCTCATGAAGGCTGTTAAAAAGGCTGGAAAAGGTAAATCAGGTCTTGGTAAGGTTGCAGACATGAACATGCCAGGTACTCCAGGGTCAGAAATGATCGGTGGAATGGGTATGTCAAAGTACAAGAATTTGTCTAGTAAGCTTAATAAGTAAACTGTTTATGGAAAATACTGAACAAATCCACGGACCAAGGACAACCGAACAGTCAAAGGAAGAAGGGAGATTAAAGGTTGATGCTGGATTCTCTAAAAAGAAGAAAGGTATCATCAAGAAAGTGATTTCCTCTAAAATGAAAAAGTGTTAAGTTTCTATTAAAAATTAATTATGAATAAAATATATGTCAGTTAATAATTTTGATTACAACAACGGTTCCGGAACACCGGGTAGACCAGAAGGAAATGAGTCCGTGAATTCGGGTAGCTCAGCTGTGGATCTAGCACAGAAAGAAAACTTAGAGAAAGTAGTAGGTAGACAAGGAGAAGAATTGGGAGAATTGAGAAAATTCATGTCAGATATGGCACCACTATTCGAGAAACTCGATAGTAACCCAGAACTTGTTCAAGCTATCTTAGATGGTAAGATTGATAAAGACCTAACTAAGGCCGTTATTGATGGAAATATCACTATTGGCGAAGCTAAGGTTATTACAGAAGCTCACACTTCAGTTCAAAAAGAACTTGGTGAGAAAAAGTATGACAAAACTTCTGCTGATGATATTGCAAAGCTTGTTGATGAAAAAGTTTCTGAAATTCGTGGAGAATTTATGAAAAAGATAAAGGAAGACGAAGAATTAAGAAGTTTCGAAACAAATGTTTCAGATTTCATAACAAATACACCTGATTTTGCTAAATACGCTGAAGATGTGAACCAATGGCTAGAAGAACATGATGTCACTGACATTCGAGTTGCATACTATGCAGTCAAAGGTGAACTTTCTGAGAAAGAAGCAAGAGACCGAGCGGCTATAGATCAAGCTGAGTACGAAAAGAACTTGATTTTAAATGCTGGAGGAGGGAACAGCAGAGTGACTTACTCTGGTGGGGAAGCTGAAAGAGTTGTTGATTCGCTTATCGCGAGTAAGGCAAGCGCTAATCACTTCTAAGACAAAAAAAGTCCCTTAAAAGTTTAAAATTTAAAAATAATTATATATGCCTAACGTTTACCCATATTACAACGAACCAACCCACACACAGGGTCCGGTTACAAACACATCAGGAAATGGTGCACGAGATACAGCTACTTCAGTTGCTGAAGGAAGAATGATCGTTGATGCACAAGATAAGATTTTCCTTCTTGAACCTAATAAGCACCCTCTCGTAACTCTTCTTACAAACGTAGGAAAGGTTTACGATGGAAAAGCTTGGAAAGGAGCAGGTATTCTTAAGAAGCCTACAGGAAATCCTGAATTTAAGTGGTTTGAAGATTTCTACGGTGGTAGATACTCACGTATTTCTGCTGTTACAGGTACAACTGGTGCTTTGACACTCGGTGTTACAGGTGCTGGTTCATCTTCTGCTTACATTTTCACTGTTGGTGATGTTATTAAAAACGCAAGAACAAACGAAAACATGATTGTTGCTACAATCGGCTCATCTACAACTATTACAGTTGCATCAGGTGGACGTGCTTTTGGTTCTACTGCGGCTGCAACTCCAGCTGTTGGTGATGGTCTTTACATTATCGGTAATGCTAATGAGGAAAACTCAGGTGCTCGTAATGTAAACGCTACACAATCAACTCCAGTTACAAACTACACACAGATCTTTAAGACAACAATCGCTGTTTCAAACACTGAAAAAGAAGCAAATCTTTACGGTGGAAAAGATCTTCCTTACCAAAGAGCTAAGAAAGGGACAGAACATGCCCTTGATATCGAAAGAGCATTCTGGTGGGGTCAAAAAGCCTCTGATACAGGTGGAACACAAGGACACCCTCGCAGAGCAACTGGTGGAGTTCTTGAATTTATTGAACAAGGTAATTCTTACGTTCAAAACCAAGGAGGTCCTTTGACAGCTACTGATTTTAACACTTTCCTACGTGAAGGTTTCACTTACGGTGATGACACAAAGATGCTTTTCACTGGTGGTGTAGTTCTTCAAGCTATTAACGAAATTGCACGTGGTCAAATACTTATGCAACCAGTTGAATCAACTTATGGTATGAAAATCAACAAGTGGGTTACAGCATTCGGTTCTATAAACATTGTTCACAACCCATTGTTCGTTGAAGATTACGCAGGTTATGCATTCTTGATGGATATGGATTGCTTCGCTTACCGTTTCATGAACAACCGCGATACAAAGCTTGAAACAAACATACAAAGCCCAGACGCTGACGGTCAGATTGATCAATACATCTCAGAAGTAGGTCTCCAAAGAGCACAAGCTTCTAAGCATTCATTGATCAAGGGGGTTACTGCCTAGCCTCTAAAATCCTACATTCTCTTGGGATTTAAAATCAAGAGGGTATGGAGGGGGAGATAAGAAATTATCTCCCACCGACCTCCATCCCCATTAAGACTAGGGGTTATTAGTCAAGTTAAAATTAAAACATTATGGCTTCATTAGATTCATTAAATACACGAGCAGTTCTTGCCGCTGGGACAACACTCCAGGCTGGAACAGATGCTCCTGTAGCAATCAGACTTAGAAAGGTAAGTACAGGTTCAGTAACTTCTGTTACTGTTACTACTGCTACAAACATCGTGATGGTAACATCAGATGGCGGTACAGATACTTACGCTTTCGCAACATACACTACAATTGGAACTCTTGCAGATGCAATCAACGCTGATGGTATCTTCGAAGCAAAAGTTCTTGATGCTCTTCGTTCACTCGCTTCAGCATCTACTCTTGTAGACGGTGCAATCACATCTGGAACTGATGCTAATGGAATTGTTATTTGGGATGTTAAGCAGGATACTTCTGCTTCTCTCCAAATTGCAGTTTCACTTTCTGCTCACAGAAACTTTGACACTCCAAATGGTCACAGAGTTCATCTCCAGCAAGTTGTTTACTCAGTAAACATGGGTACAGCAGCTGCTAACAGTTTCCAGATCTGGCAAAGACGTGGTACTGTTGAGACTCAAGTCTTCGGTGCTCTTTCTGTTGACACAACAGAAACAACTCTTACTTTCGCTTCAGGTGTAGGTAAAATTACTGGTGCAAACGAAGACGAATTTATCGTTCTCGTTAAGGATGCTGCTACTCTTGCAGATGCTGCTGGTAACTTCGTTCGTGTTGTAGGTGTTATTGAGTAGTAATACTCAGTTCTTACCTTACAGAGTTCCTAGAGAAATCTGGGCACTCTGATAGGGTTGGAACATTATTAAAATTAATTATGAATAAAATATATGCGTTTCGTATCAAAACAACAAAATCTTACGGTTATCTTGAAACCAAGTTTTCCAGGTAATCATTTAACAGGAACAGCACCAGTAAGTGGTGTTTCAGCAAAATTTCAATATGGAATTTTGGAAGTAAAGGATGAAGCTATCATTGATATGCTTAAAAAACATCCAGCTTATAATGTAGACTATATTTCAGTTGAAGATTCAGAAGCTGATCCATTTATGTACTTGAGAAACGAATCTGAGCCTGCTCACGTTATCCAAGAAATAAATTATGGTCACGTTGAAAAATCAATGGGTAATAAAAACCCAGTGAAACTTAGCCCAGAAATAAGAAAGGCTTTACAGGATGAGGCTATGGAAATGGCTAAAAAGATGTTGCCATCAATGCTTGAAGAAGCAATGAAAGGTTTAATCTCTGAACATCAGAATTCTAAAATAGAAGAAGATGCAACAGAAGAAAAATCTGAAGTAAAAACTAAAGATGTATCACCTATTAAAAACAAAAGGGCCTCAAAAGAGGAGACTAATGTTAAAATAGAAGATACGAAGGAAGAACAGTAGACTCCCGCTGCCTAATTAGTCTATAGGGGAGTAATAAAAAATTATGTCAACAATTACAAATTCGAGAGTTAAATTCTATTACGATCCTACTAGACAAGGCTATGACACTAACCTGTTCAAGACTGTTTCTGGTAGTCCTACCGTATCTGGTGGGGCTATTCGTCTTAATGCAGCAAAGATCATAGGTTATGCAGATCTATATCGAGCAGATCAGACAATGAAAGTTAAGGTTCCAGCAGCACCAACATCTGGTGATGTTAGAACATTTGGATTTTTTCAGATAAATGCGAATGCATATGCTGTTTTCAAGATTGTAGATGCTGTGTTTTCATGTGAATGTGTGTTCAACGGTGTTACAAAAAACGAAGTTGTTACATGGCAAAGTGCATGGACAAATACATTTACAGATTTTAGAATCGTATTCAACGGTTTTTCAGCTGAATTCTATGTAGGTGGATATAGAGTTGCTTTTATTAATGACGCTTCTGTTCCTAAGGTTGCTTTGAGTACATATGCTCATAACGCAAACGCAGACAATATGGATATAAACTATATTGAAGTTGAAGCACAAAACTACATATAATATATGCCTCTCTATCAAGATAAACCACAAGCTTCTCCAGTAACATCTGGTGGAATCACAATAGGAACAACAACGGTAACTGGAGGAACTTCTGGTTCTGTTTTGTTTGTTGACTCGACTGGGTTTATAAATCAAGATAATGCAAACTTTAATTATAATGATTCAACAAATATATTAAGTTTAGCAGGGTTATCTCTACCTGGATTAACGGCTGGGTCAATTCTTTTCCTTGGCACAGGTGGAGCAGTAGAACAAGACAACTCAAATCTTTTTTGGGATAATACAAATAATAGACTCGGAATTGGAACAGCAACTCCAGCAGTACGACTTGATGTGAGAACAACTGGAGGAGCAGGTGAAATCGCATATTTCCTTGATTCTGCTACGAATGGATTTGTTGCTGGAACTTCTGGTACAACTGCATATTTCTCATCTTCATCAGGAGCAACACCACTCGCCTTTGGTATCAATGGGGCAACTGATAGTATCTTCATTAAAACAGATAAATATGTTGGTATAAGAAACACAAACCCAACAGCGTATCTACACATTACAGGACAAACACTCTATGATTACCTTCTAAAAGTCACAAACACCACAGGCGACAATATGCTCACTATTCGCTCTGATATCAATACACCAGAGGGGGTGCTTGCAAAATACGGTTTCATGTCAGAAAATACTGGTTCATTCCAAGTGGCAGGTTTTGGAGCAACATTCGGAGGTGATAGAGTACATCTCTATTCAGGAGCATTCCTATACACAGATGGTACAACATCAGGAATGATAATGGGTATTGGTTCAAATCCAGCAGCAACAAATCCAAATGCAAGTGCATTGCTTCATATGAACTCAACGACAAAAGGATTTCTACCTCCACAAATGAGAGGTTCAGAAGCAGAAGCAATCTCATCACCAGCAAACGGACTTCTTATATTCTGTAATGATGGCGATGGTGCAACTATCACATCAACAGGATGGTGGGGATATGATGGCGGTTGGGTTAAATTAAACTAATTATAAATTAATAATAAATATATGAGCGAACAAATCACAAAACATAGCGACACAGAAATCAAAGTTACAACAATAACACCTTCAAAATCAAAAGAAGAAGTTTTTGATCTTAAAAAAATAAACAGAGAACTTGAGTTTATTGCAATTCAAGAAGCAGAGATTTCACAGAGAAAGGAAAATTTTTTGGTGTTGAAATTAGAAGCAGAAAAATTAGAAGTAGTAGAAAAACAGTAAAACAGTTTTAGATATGAAGGCTCTTACTTTGGAAAATTTAATATCAGTAGGGACAGTAACATTGTCTAACATGAAATTAAAACTGTTTTTTTCAGGATTACTTTCAGTGTACGCATTTTTGTTTAACCCACTCAAGACAGAGTTATACCTTGCAGTTGCTGCGCTTATAACTTTTGACTTTATTACCGCATTAATTGCTGTACTTAAGAACAATGAAAAGATAACAAGTGCAAAATGCAGTAGAACAATCCTTAAAATGGTTGTCTATGGTATACTTGTATCAGCTGCAACTATCACTGATAGGTTTGTCATAGATCAGGGTCAACTCTTTGCAGATCTCATGCTCGGTTTTATTGCAATAACTGAATTTATTTCAATTATTGAAAATGTAAGCAAGGCTGGAGTTGAGACACCATCTAATTTACTAAAGAAACTTAAAAAACTCAAAAAAAGAGCATAATATATGATAAAGAAAATAAAAATTACCAGCACAATAAAGGATCGTTATGTAGCAGAAGGGAGGGATTTCCTTAATGTTAAATTTAATCTTTTAGATGAAGATGATTCTGTTCTTGAAAGTCTTTCTCTTGAGTTTGGCATGGACCAGACTACAGAAGAAATAGAGGCTGAGCTTAAGAAATATCTTGATGTAAGAATGAGTGACGAGCAGAGAAGTATAGAAAATGCTGATTTTGAAGAAACTCAAAAGAATGCAGATAAGGTCATTTCTGATCTTAAGGATTCAATTATTATATAATAGTATTATTATGAAAAACACAAAGAAGAAAGTTGAGAAAAAGGTAAATAACAAGTCGAGAAATCGCGTAAGAGAAAACGTTGAGTATGTTCTTCGTGATAAAGATGGTAAAATAAAACCTGTTTTTCAACAGAATAAACTATTTACATTCTTAATAAAACATGGGATTGTTTCTCCTCATTTTAAGAAGATTCCATATATTCTAGGCCGTTGGTCTGATAAATCTGTTATTTCAAATCTTATAACAAACGCTGGTTTTGCTGGTGCTGCCTCACGCTTAAATGGTGCTGGATCAGAAGCTGCGTTTACATATATCGCTACTGGGACGGGTACGACAGCAGCTAACGTTGCAGATACAACACTCGAAACTGAAATAGCTGATTCTGGTTTGTCTCGTGCTAATGCAACTGCTTCACGTGTAACAACTACACAAACAAATGATACGGCTCAGCTTGTTAATACATTCACTGTGACTGGTACAAAAGCGGTGACAGAATCAGGGGTACTTAACGCAGCCTCATCTGGTGTTTTGCTTTGTCGTCAAGTGTTCTCTGCTATAAACGTTGTGAATGGCGACTCATTACAAATTTCTTGGAAGGTCCAATGTTCAAGTTAGGTGGTATCTACACCCTTGTGCTATAATTGATAAATGGAAACAAAAAAATGTGAGGGGTGTAATATTATACTAAGAAGTTGTAATTATAAAAACTATGAATGGGCTAAAATAAAATTCTGTTCAAGATCTTGTTCTAACAATAAAAATAAAATAATTGTTTTATGTAAGAATTGTAAAAAAGAAATACAGATATCAAAATCCAGGTTGAATAAAATAGTAACATGTTCTAGTGAGTGTAGAAGAGAATATAGAAATCTTGACCCATTAAAATACGGCTTTTTTAAAAAGGGCCACACTGGTTATATTACTAAAGTATGGTTAGGTAAAAAATTCACAGAAAGCCATCGGAATAATATATCAGCAGGGAATAAGGGTAAGCCTAAAAGTGCCGATCATGTAAAAAAACTCTCACGAGAAAATCACTGGAACTGGAAAGGTGGGAAAACTGAAGCAAACCATTTGATTCGAAAATCAAAAGAATATAACATTTGGAGAAAAGGTGTATATAAAAGGGATTATTGGACATGTAGGATGTGTAACATTAAACAAAAGAGTCCAGTTGCTCACCATATAAAAGGCTTTAATGAGTACCCAGAATTAAGGTTTGATATTGATAATGGACTAACATTATGTAGGTCTTGCCACAAGAAAGTACATTCAGATATCGGTAAAAAAACTAGATTTAAATAATTGAATCACTAGGAAATGCTACTAGACAATATAATTGCATATTATAAACTAGATGAATCCAGTGGTAATGCCACTGATACTGTTGGTGGTTATAATTTAACAAACAATAACACTGTTGGTTATGCTTCAGCTAAGATAAATAATGGGGCAGATTTCGGTTCATCTAATTCCACAAAATACCTATCAACTAACAACAACCTAGGTATTGATGGGGGCGCGATAACTTTATCTTGTTGGGTTAAGGTAACAACAGCACCATCTAACGCTATTCACACCATCCTAGCACAGGGTGGTTCTTCTTCTGATGTTCAATATAAACTAGAATACAGAGATAATGGTGGAACAAAATCTGTTCGATTTAGACGTGACAGGGTTGGTACTTCAAACCAAGGGTCTGATTATGCTTATGATTTAGGTACGAGTAATTATCACCATCTTGTTTTAACGTACGATAATACAAATCTAAAAGCATATATTAATGGAACACTCGTTGATACTGTTGCATGTAGTGGGAATGGATCTTCTTCTACTGGATTTTTTAATATTGGAAGAGATGATGGGAGTAGTTATTTCTCTGGCCTTGTTGATGAAGTTGGTGTTTGGAATGACGCATTAACAGCATACCAAGTTAGGGTTTTATATAGAGCTGGGAACGGTATTCAATATCCATTCCAGGTAATAGAGTTTGGTAACACATCAGGAAACGGATCACAGGGGACAACAAGTTGGTCTCATAATAATAATGGAGATTACCTACTTGTAGCTTTAAATGAAACATCCAACGGTGCTGTTAGTGTTACTTATGGTGGTGTTTCAATGACCCAAATAGGGTCAACGATGACAAATACACTCTCTGCTAGATATCTAACTTTTTGGGGATTAGTAAACCCAGCAACTGGAACAAACACAATTGCTGTTTCTAATAGTGCTAACGTAAACGGCGGTGCTGTGTCTGCTAATAATGTTGATCAAACTACACCTTATACTGGTACTACAACAGCTGGGGCTACTTCTTCTACTGCCTCTGTTTCAGTCACTACAACGGTTAATAACGCATATGTTGTTGGTTTTTATTTTGTAAGAGATTATTCTAGTAATGGTTCAAATACAACAACCTTGATTAAAACAAATAGTCAGGATATTTCTGCTATTGTTAGTACAACAGATGTTGTTGTTACCCCAACTTCTTCAACCTTAACAATCAATACTACTGGAAATGAGTGGGATTTTATCGCAATAGGATTAAACCCAGCAACTTCTCTTTACACCCAAACATGCACAGAAGACTTAAATCTAACGGGAACACTCATAAAAAGTCTATCAAAGACAATATTAAATGATCTTTCATTGACAGGTACAATAATAAAAAGTTCATCAAGAGTACTTACGGAAAACTTAATACTAACAGCAGATGTATTACGTTCTATAACTGCAAGAATTTTAACTGAATCAATATCTCTTACTGACACAACAATACGATCATTTTCTAGGGTTATTTCAGAGACACTCAACTTAACAGGGGTATTTACAAGTATAAGTGTTCTTAATTTAATGATTACAGAGAATTTAAGATTAACTGCAAGTGTTACAAAAAACACAAGTAGAACAATATCTGAAACACTTAGATTGAGTAATGTTCTTTCTGTTATAAAAAGTCTCTCTCCTATTTTCACAGAAGAAATACAATTAAGTGATATACTTTCTACTGTAAAAATGTATTTCCGAACCATTTCTGAAACACTACGATTATCCAACCTTATAGATTTCCTTTATATACCATTTGGGGTCTTCCGAAAAAGACCTAATGGATCAATGAGTAAAAGGTCTATAGGTGGATCTTCTAATCAAATATCCTCTAAGAGTGGTTCAATAAATAGAAACAACCAGAAGATGGGCTCTATATCAAGAATGAGCACAAAAACTGGTAAAATGTCGAGATAGAATAGATTTATGTTATAATAAAACCATTATGGCTATCACCACATTACAGGCTGACAATCGAATATTACTCCAATCTGCTAAGTATTCTTACTTGGTGTCCAATTATATATCAGGTGTTTCTAGTTTAACCATTACAAATGCAACAGATCCTGCTTTTGCAACTGATGCATATGTTTTAATAGGAAATGTTGGTGCTGATGAAGCTGAAATACTTAAGATTTCAACAGTTAACTCTAGTACGGGCTTGCTTACTTTTACGACCTCAACAAAGTTTTCACACTCAGAAAGTTCAAGGGTAAGTGTTATTCCGTATAACCAAGTTAAGTTTTATTACACAGTTACGGAAACATTTAGTACGGGTACATTACTTGCTACTGTTGATATACAACCTGGTAACTGGTTCACAACATATGATGATTCTACTCACGTAGCTGGGTATGGATGGTTTGTATTTTATAATTCTACCTCAACTGCTGTTTCTAATGAATCTAATAGTCTTCCGTATGCTGGGTTTGAAAGAGATACAGTAGAAGATATTCTTAATGACTTCTTTAGTTTACTTAACAACAAAGAATTAAAGCTAGTCACACGTGACGATGCTCTTTCGTGGTTAAACGAAGGTTTCTCTTTAATGAGAAACAAATTAAATCTTTCAAATAGAGAATACTCTGCATCTGCGCTCTCTACTCTCTCTATTGTTTCTGGAACAAGTGAATACCTACTACCTGATGATTTCTATCAACTAGTATCTATTACTGGTGGCCTTGAAACATCTGATCCAACTGCTTTAAATAATCAAGGAAAGTATCCTATTGATTACATCTCATTAAGAGAAGCATTCACCTACACGGGTAGTGCACCAAGATATTACATAAGAGGTAAATATATTGGCATATTACCTACACCACAAAATTCACCTACATACCACTATATGTATTTAACAAAAACAGATAGAGTTACATCTAACTCTGATGTTATTGATCTACCTGATAATGGGTGTTATGTTGTTAAGGATTTTATGATGTATAGAGCTGGACGTAAGTTTGGAAATCCTAATTACATGAATGACTATAAAATGTTCATTCAAAATTTAAATGATATGGTTGTTGCTTCTGTTGATAGAGACGCTGCCCTTGACTGGTGTGGTATTGCTCCTGAGGCTAACGTGTAATAATTCAAGTATAATATGGCAACAGAAATTGGTTCAAATGAAAAAAGAATAAATGTTGAGTATTTTGAAGGCGTGAACTCGCTTGTGAGTTTTAATGTTGCAAAAAAAACAGAACTATATGCTTCTGAAAACGCAAGATCTGTAAACATAGGTTCTATTGAAAAAAGAGGAGGACAGATAGTTGTAGGAGAGGCGGTAGGTGGAACGGCCTTCGCAACAAATAATAATTATGGTATTTTTTACTTTAACCCTGATATCGCAACAAATCAGGGACTCTACCGTTTGAGTGAAGCAGCTACTGCAAATAAAGCAATATTATTTTATTTAAGTGAAGCTGGAGTTGTCACAGCGGTCACTTTAAAAGGCGGTGGAACGGGTTATACAACCGGGACTGCGGTTGCCACTACTGGAGGCTCTGGAAGTGGCTGTACGGTCGATATAACAGCATCTGGAGGGGTTATATCAGCAATATCAGTAAACGCTGGAGGAACTGGATATGCTAACGGGGAAACATTAACTGTTTCAACTGGTGGAGCAAATGCAACATTCACAATAACAACAGTAAATGCATGGACACCACTCACAGGAAAAGGTGCAGATATTCTCGCTGGTGTTATGGACGGAACACAAGCAGAAGAGAATTATTATATTTCGAATTACGCTGATTATAATCGTTACATAAGTGGAGATGACGGGACTACTGTTTATGATTCTGCTGATGCAGCGGGACATCTTTATAACTCACCAAAAGCTCAATTTATAAACTATTATAAAAATAGATTATATCTTGCTAATTTTAAACAAGAAAAAGGAACAGTTAATGGTGCCACTATTATCTCTGGTGGAACAGGGTATTCTAATGGAACTGCAGTTGCTACAACTGGAGGATCAGGAACAGGGCTTACTGTAAACATAACAACCTCTACTGGTGTTGTGACTGTAATCGCTATTAATGCGGCTGGATCTGGATACAAGGAAAATGAAACAATAACTGTTTCTGGTGGTGGCACTAATGCAACATTTACAATAAGTACAAACCAAACTGTATATCCAACAACTGTACTCCGATCGTCTTTCCCACTAGGAATTATATCCTTAATAAGTGCAGATAATTTAACACCGTCTGGTACAATAACATTAAGTGTAACAGATACAAAGTATTTATACACAGCAACTGGTGCTAAAGAATATGAAGTCTATAGAGGACCAAATAAGGTTGCTGATATTTCACTTGTTAGTATTCAAGACACAACAGTAACTTGTACATACACATTCTCAGGTTCATTTACGACATTCCTTGCCTCAGATGAGATATGGGTGAGTGGAACATACACAGGACCGAAGAAATTCCGATGGGTTAACAACGGTTCAATCACAGGAAGAGATGTAAAGCAATACGATACATTTAAATTAAGTGGCGGTGATAATGATGGTATTACAATGATGGAGAACATCGGTAATGTTATGATGATTGCTAACAAAAATAGTCTTTCAAGTTGGAATGATTACACTCTCGAGAACTTTGACCTCGGTATCGGGAATGTGTCAAAAAAGGGTAATGTAAAATTACTCGGAAGTCTTTATTTCTTGCATTATACGGGTATATATAGTACATCTGGTGGTATACCTAAACTTATTTCTAATAAAGTTGAGAGATATATTAATGGCGCAACAAAAGCAGGTAAGGAAGCTTGTGCTGCAGGGAAAAAGGGTAGAAGTGTGTTCTTCACATTAGGTGATGTAACATTATATTATCCCGATGGATCAATCGAAAAAACACTTAGAGATGTTTGCCTTGAATATAGCTTAACTCAAGAGAATTGGTTTGTTCATACTAATGTTAAAGCAAGTGAATTTACCACTTTTGTAAGTGAACTTGATTCTGATCGTCTTGTGTTTATAGATACAGCAGGTAATAAAGCGGTTAAATCATTTTTGGAGGGGAGTACAGATGACGGTAGTGAAATATTCTTTAGAATTGATTTGAATAAGATGAATCTTCAAGGTAATTATGAGAATACAAATACATTAAACTCTCTTATTATAGAAACAGAAAGAGGTAGTTCATTGAAGGCCTTTGTTTCTACTGCAGAAGGTAATCCAAGTTGGTATGAAATAGATGGAACGGCAACAAAGGGTGTCTCACTTCTCAAAATAACATCCAAAGACCCAGAACGTGGGCAAGCTGTGCCATGTAGAACATTTTCTCTTTCATTAAGAGATAGTTCACTACAATCGCCAAAGATAATAAGATTAAGTGTTATATATCTACCAGGTACAGTTAACGATACTAACGAAGAATAAATATGGCATTAAACTACGAAACTCTTGACTCCCCATATGATTCTTTCATGAACCGTGGTGCTGAACAAGGCGCTTCGGGTACTTCTGATTCCCTACACTCACTAAATACCGCTGGGTCAGAGGGTGTTCCTGTTGGTAGTGGTGAAGGTGTTGAAACTGCAACAAATTTAGGTTCAAGCCAAGTTGCTACAACAGAGAATACTGCGGGTAATGGAAACACAGAAAACATGCCTACTAAAGACAGTGGAGCTATTTCTGATTTATGGATAAATACATTTATAAAGTCTTCAAACTGGAAACCTAAAAAACAAGGTTTTTGGCTTGATGGACCTACTGGGTACGCTGAGTTTGTCAATGTATATGTTTCTGGTAATATTAATGCATTAACTGGGAATATTGGGGGATTTATAATAGGACCTAACTATATCACTGATATTGCTGACAGTTTTGGTCTTTCATCTGAAATAACAGGTGGTGATGATGTTCGTTTTTGGGCTGGATCTACTTTTAATAACAAGGAAAATGCTGTTTTTAGGGTATACGAGTCAGGTGATCTATTTATTGGAAACACTGATTCAAGCATGTCTTATTCAACAACTGATGGTCTTCAGGTTTCTGATTTTACTCTTATTAATAAATTTATTACAAGAGAAGATATCTCTGCTGGAAATTTTGTAGTATTAGTAGGTGGTGATGATGATAATAAAGGTAAAATAATTAAGGGTAGTTGTCTTTTTCCAGCACAAAGAAGAACTGGAATCGCACTTGATTCTGGATCACCAGCTGAGATTATTTCAGGTGGAACAGGATTTACCGCTAATGTTACAGGAACATCAACAACAACAGGCGGAACAGGATCTGGTTGTGTTGTTTCATACTCATCAAATGGATCTGGTGTAGTAATATCTTTATTTATAATTGACTACGGAACTGGATATACAGATGGAGACGTATTAACATTAACAGGAGGAGGAGGTAATGCAACATTTACATATGATGCAAATAAAAAAATAAGAGTAGTTAGAAACGGTATATATAAAACAACAGGGCTAACAGCTGGTAATTTATACATGCTACCAGACTCTAGTAATGTCTATTCAACAAACAAAACAACAATAAGGCAAGACACAAGAAATGCAACATACGATGCGAGTTTAAGTGTCGGGCAAACAATTAAATTATTAAGAATATCACCAGTTAGTATATCACTTAGGTTAACATCGCCACTGGGAACAGGATCTTATGGTTATACAGCTAGATTTTATGAATTATTTGATACAGAAGGCGGACCGTCAAATAGGTCAATTCACACAAGTGCCGGTGTTACATCAATAACAAGATCTGGAAGTACTGCTACTGTTACAACAACCGCAACCTTACCTTCAAGTGAGGCAATTGTCGGTGATTATATTTTTATAGCGGGAGCCAATGAATCTGAATATAATGGATGGCATAAAATATTAACAAGACCAACAACAACAACGGTTACATATGCTGTCTCTGGTACACCAACAACTCCAGCAACCGGGACTATTACTTATACTTATAGAGCTGCCAAATGGGTAGTAACAGGAAATGCTAGTATTGTAGGAACTGGTGAAAATTTTATAACAATACCACTTGTTAAAAACTCACGATACCCTGACTCTATTAGTGTTTATAATATAACCAACGGTTTAATTGGTAGTTATAATTATCTTTTTGAGTTTCAAGCAAATAATTCAGGTGAACTCAATATTGGATATTCAAACTCTAGTGTTTATTCAAGTGGGGAATTATGGCTATCTGGTGTGTCTGATACAAATAAAGACTTGGCTTTTGTTTTAACTGAAAACTCAGGTAGTGGAACTGTGTCAAGTAGTGGCCTAACAAGAAATTCCATAGGTATAGCAAGGTCATCAACGGAAATGATAGTTGGTTCAGCATTCTCTATCTCAGAAGACCCAAATGAGTAATATTTATTGTTATTATAAGATGTACTAATGTTATAATAACAATATTAATACAATTTCTAAAAAATATATGGAAAATAACAAAATAAGACAAATTATAATTGAAACAGATGGTGATACTGTTAGGGTTGCAAAAGCTGAGGTAACTGGCTTAATAGAACTAAGTGGGATACTTGATCTTGTTATAAAAAACATGAAAATGTTAAGCAAAAAAGAAGAAACCGAAGAAGTAAAACAAAACTAATATGCCAAACGAACTCCCAAAACAACCATCTAAAGGTACCCCTATATTTATAGGAAAATCAGCCCTTATTAGACTAGTTAATGAATCAGACCAAGACTCTACGTCTCTTTGGCTTGTAGATTCTACAAATAAAACCCTTAGACCATTTATGGATGAGTCTCAGTTTGATAATCTTTTTGATAATCCAGCAGAAGCACAAAGGGCCGTTGTGAAATTATCAAGCAATGAACTTGGTGAAGGTGGAATACTAGAAGATTATGAAGTTCTTAATAATGAGTACGGTATTGGTCCAGATGGATCAATGAAGGAAATTGAATTTAGCCCTTACCAGCTAGGTCAAAGATATGGACAACCAGTAGATGATGGAGCTGAAAACAAGGCGGTTTCTGCTCTTGATAAATTATTCTCATCTATGGGTGCTCCAATGGACGAAGCACCAGAAACACCAGCTGAGGTTGGAATGCCAAGTGAACAAACAATGGGACAACCACCTATGCCTCCAGAACAGGCTATGGGTGTCGGAGGGTCTAATCAGTCGGGACCTGAAGAGGGAATGATTTACTATAACGGAAAATAATATATGTCAGCTGCATCCCGCGCTTATTACGAAAAATTATACAGTGCACCGTATCATCAATACGGTGATTTTCAGGTTACAAGAGATTGGAAATGGTCTCCTATTCCAGGTAATCCATACGAGAATATTGTTTATAATCCAAAAGATTTAACACAAAAATTTCTAGCAAGTCCATCCTTGACAGGGGGGGAACTTGGTTTATATATAAGTCAAGGTGATGCAAAAAAAGACTTCGGGAGTGATAACGCTATAAAAACAAATTTAATGTCACTCAATGATCTTGCTGTACAAAAAGCAGCTCAATCTGGTTATAAAGGTGACCTAAATCAGATTAAGGCCGTTATGGCACCTGACATGGGCCCAAATCCTTCAACATACGATACAACATCACCAAAGGTTCAAAAGGAACAAAAATATGTTCTTAATGGAAAGATGTACACAACAACAGGATCTATTCCTGTTGGTGGAACTCTTGTTGATGATAATGGAGACCCACACAGTAAATACAAAACACCCGGTGTTATATATCAAACAAATTACATAGATCCAAATATAAGTGGAAGTAATATTGCTGTTGAGTATTGGACCTATAACAATAATGGAGAGAAAAAATCAATCACGGGAAGTTTGGGTACTTCAATAAAAGAAATAACAACAGCATTAGGTATTCCATGGAATGGATATAACCCAAATTCATCCAAAAACACAATACCGAATCCACTAGAAAATATAACAAGAGTTGATACTAAGGATTTATACGGTGATGCTTATGATCCACGAACTGGACAGGTAAATAAAACAATTATAGATATGTCATCTGATGTAAAAGGTGATTATTCTAATGTTGCATCTGAAAAAGCGTTTCAACAAAGCTCAAATACAAGTAATATTAATAAAAATACAACACCAAGTGCTTTAAATAACAATATTCAACAATTATCTTTCTCGGGGAATCTTAAATTAAATACAGGGTCAAGTGAGGACATTAAGAAACTTCAGAATTTTTTAAATACTACACAGAATGCTGGATTAACCGCTGATGGTAAATTTGGACCCCTCACAGAAGCAGCTGTCAAGAAATTCCAAAACTCAAACGGCTTAACACCTGATGGTATTGTTGGTCCAAATACATTAAGTGTTATAAACAAAAAAACAACACAGTCGGTCGTTAATCAACAAGCACCACAACAAAATACACCTCAATCATCAAATCAAAGTGTTAACACATCACCAAGTAACATCCAATATACACCAGAAATCCCAACTATTCTAAAATACACATACCCAGATGCAGTTACTGAATTAGATTATTCAATAAAACATAGGGATGATCTAAAAAACCCAGAAACACTACAAAAATATTCATCACTACTTGCAACAGTACAGTTGTTTGACGAAGCGGCAAAGCAAGGGTTAAAAGATATGTCTTATGATGATGCTTTAGCTAAGGGGTATGTTCCAGAATTAGGAAAAAGCAAAAGATCACACTGGCTGGATTATGTAAAAGTGGACGAGGTTGCTAAAAAGTTTCTAACAGAAAAAGGTACTTATAATAATGTTTTAAATAACATTGGTTTATTAAACACAGCAAAAAAAAGTGGGTATACAGGCAGTGATTTAAAAGGGGCATTAGATCACCAAGTTTTTTTTGATGAAGCAAAAGGTCAAGCAAAAAATGCAGGTATTGATATATCTAACATTAATACAGTTCAAGAATTAACACAACTTGTACAAAAAAATAATAATTTTAATAACGCAAAAGCAGGGGATGTTGGTTTTAGTGGAATTAATACTTCTACAAAAGAAAGCAATAATATGGGTGTTGATACAACTGCACAAACAAATAACATGCAACAGTTATCCTTTTCTGGAAACTTGAAATTAAATACAGGATCTTCTACTGATATCAAGAAACTTCAAGAGTTTTTAAATACAAAAGGTGCAAATCTTACAGCAGATGGAAAGTTTGGACCATTAACTGAAGCCGCTGTTAAAAAATTCCAAAAAGAAAATGGACTTGTTGATGACGGTATTGTAGGACCACGCACTGTAGAAGCAATAAATAACTCAAAACCAAAAACAAATACCAATAACACCGGTAGTGGTAATCAACAAACAGAAGTGCAACCTGGGGTTCAACCTGGAGTTGAAAATACCCCACAAACAGGATCACAAACAGGATCACAAACAGGATCACAAACAAACTCACAATCGGGTTCAACAACACAAGGATCTAATTCGCTAAATCTATATGGAAACCAGAGAGCAGAATCAGCAGAAAGGTCTGCTTCTAAGTTTATTAAAGACGAAGCAGATATCGGTAAAGTGTTTGGTGAATTAACACAAGACTTTGTCACTAAAATAAAAAACGACCCAAAACAAATGGCGTTCTATATAAGTGCCTTAGCTTATGGTGGATACACAATGGGAGATATTTACGCTGATATGTATTCACAGCAACAAAAGAAACTTGGGAAAACAGTTCCTGAGGCTAAATTTATAGACCCAACAGCAAAGAAAGCAGATTACGTGTTAACAGATAGTGGAAAAGCAGCTTCTAAGGCAATGGAAACACTATTACCGTCTAATTCAAAGATGAGAACACTTGATCCTAAGATATTAAAGTACGGATTAAGTGACCTACCTGATGACTTCTTTGCTGCATACTCAGAGAGACTCCCTAAACCTGGTACACCAGAATGGAAAGCCTTAGCATCTGAAATAAAAACTCAATATTATGATGCATTAACAGATGTTGCTTCTGCTGAAACAGAACAACAAAAAGCTCTTGCTGATGAAAAAATGAGACAGTTCAGGGAAGATGTAGAGAGAGACCTTGGAATAACACTTAGTGATAATTCAAATAATGCATGGAAGCAGATTCAAAATCTTGAAGAAACATACAACCAAAGAGGTATACAACAAAGTGGACTTAAAAATGAAGCCGTTGATGAAGTTCTGAAATCTGCAAGATTAGCTGACTCAAGAAATAGAAACATAAAACTAACAGAAGAAGAAAGAACCGAGATGAATAACCTTAGAACATATGGAACACCAGCTCAAATAGCTGCTCTTTCTGCGGAACAAAGACAAAGACTCGGATTAACCCCATCTTCTGATATTCTAGAAAAGTTTAGTCTTGAAAACATAAAGAAAGCTGATCCAACATTAACAGATGCAGAAGCACAGGCTTATAGAGATTCTGTTCTTGATGAGAATGGAAACTATAGAAGTAGTCTTTATACTAATTTCTATAAAGATAAACTTACAAATTCAGAAAAAGCAAGAGAATTTCAAAACAACAAATTATTAACGACAAATAGCGAGCTTGAGTTAAAACTTGCAAAAGAAAAAGAAATGAGTAATAAGGAAAACTTATTTGACTCACCTTCAAATAAGGATACTTTTAGTACAACAGGATCAGAAAATAAACAGTACGATCCATCTACTTATAACGTGCAAAACCAAGGACTCGAAAATTCAAGTAAAGCAGCTGGTAACATGGGTACAGGTACCACAGATGGCGCTTCAACTGCTGTAACTGGATCAAAATACAATTATGATTCATGGTTAACGAATGGTAACTTAAAACAAGGATCTGCAAAAAGTAATTATGTTAGTGAACTACAAAGCTTCTTGAATGAAAACAATTATGGTGCAGGAACAGTAGATGGAATATTTGGTCAAAAAACAGCAAGTGCACTCCAGGCATATCAAATTAAGGCGGGGGTTACACCTGACGGTATTCTTGGTAAAGACACGCTTGCTGCCATAAAAGCAAGTAAAAAATAGAAACTTATGATATAATGGCTTGATATGGAGAATGTCCCAAAAAAGAAATATCCAAACTTGTCATCGTTAGGGAATATTACCACCCAATACGGAGGTAAGACTAAGTACGAAAAGTTTCACCCTGGCGTAGATATCGCTAATAAAAAGGGAACACCTATTCCAAACATGGAGGAAGGTCAGGTTGTGGGTGTAAAGCCGGGGCAAAAAAACGGAGATCATGGTTTTGGGAATTCTATTTTAGTAAAAGATAAAAAGAATAACGTACATAGATATAGCCACCTTCGTGATATTATGGTAAAACCAGGGGAAATGGTTCCTAAGAATAAAATCATTGGATCAATGGGTGACAGTGGATCTAGTTATTCAAATTCTGGTGGCCCATCTGACCACTTAGATTATAGAATTGTAGATTCTTTCGGCAAATTTAAAAATCCAAAGAAATATCTAAAATAATATGAGTAAAGAAAAAGATGCTATTATAAATTCAATTATGAACCACCCGAAGCTATCTTCGGTTATTTATGATGCAGTTAATGCGCCTATTGGAAGCACAAAACGTGCAAAAGCAAAATCAATACTTTCTATTGTAAAAAAATCAATGAGTAAGTATGATGGACAAGGTGGACCATTGAATATAGGAGCACAAGGTAACTCACTGAACACATCTTCATCACAAGGTCTTTCAATACCGTCTAATTTTACACCAATATCAGGTCTCTCACTTGGAGGATCTTCATCTGGCTCAAGTGGCTTAACGACCCCTCCAGTAAGTACAACAAAAGGGACAAAAGTTGTGGTGTTTCCAAGTGCTCCCACTCTTAAAACAAACACGAATAAATTAGATACAAACATAGACAGCATAATGAAGAGCATGTTTGGTAATTCTTATACTCCAAGTACAACAAAAACAACCACACCCACAAAAACAGAACCATTAACTCTTTCCCCTCTTAAAAAAGTAGAAGATACATCGTTTTTAGCGGGTGGATCAAAAACAAAACTTACAGCTTTTGATGAATTCCAGAAAAGTGTTCAAGATAATATAAAACTTAATCAATTAAAATCAAACAATACACCAGTTGCTACTACTCAGACAACGGTAAAGAAATCTGACGGAACCGTTTCAACAACAACAAAAACTACACCAACTCAAACTGGATCACAAACAACCCAGAAAGTCGGAAATGTTACAGTACCTAAAACAACGGGAGGTAGTACAACAACATCTACTGGGACACCAAGTTCTACTACACCAAGATACGCAACATTAGAAGACGCTATGGGTGTTGCGCCTTCTTTTATCGGAAAAAATACAGGATCTGAATATTTCGCACAACAAATGCTTGGATTAATGGAAGAAGGTCAAATCGGAAAATTAGGAGAAGAGCTGGATAAAAAATATGGTGTTACTGAACTTCTTAATAAAGCAAAAGAACTGCAGGATATGTCTCCAAATGCAGTAGATACAAGTATTGACTACGTTAAAGCAAGAGATCAATATGTTTCTGATATCAATAAAATGATTGATGATGTTAATGAAACTGTTGCAAATACAGACACAAGTAATCCTGTTACTGACGCTATGTATAAAAATTACAAGAATTATTTGTATACCCTCAAGGGGAGACAAAACCAGAGATATGCAGATTATGTTGATAATAATATAAAAAATTTCCAATCAGATCTTGATAATGTAAAGACTCAATACACTGAAGCACAAGGATTATACACTAGTGCAATGGATAATATAGAAGATAGATATGATGAAACAAAGAAGGTTCTTATTGATATGTATAAAACACTAGAGGATGCACCTGGGAAGATGCTCACAAGACTTACACAAGAACAAAATCTTAGTAAGTTACTAAGAGAGAATGCAGATATAGCATCAGGAAGAACTGACTTTTATAAAGATTACGGTGTTTTCAAGGATAGTATTCTTGACGAAAATGGTAGAATCAAAAAAACAGCAAACCTCCCTGGTATAATACAAAACTTCTCTGTTTATGGAGATGCAGACGCTATGGCTGGAATTGATATATGGACAAGAGCTGGGATTGAAGAAGTTTACGATCTAACACAATCACCAGATACATCACCTGAAGGATTAAAAAAGGCCCAAGAGTATTCATCTGCAATTGTAGATAGTTTTAACCTTTATGTAAATAGTGGTGTTATTAATGAAAATACCGCAAAAAGTCTAGCACCTAGAGTATTGGGTATGGCACAATCACTACTTGGCGGTGCAATCGGAGACATAAAAGATGGACAAGGAACAGGAATAACTGGATATATTCTCTCTAATTACAATGATATAAATAAAGCCGTTAAGCAATTAAGTGGTGATAATAATACGTTCTGGGGTACATTTCTAGCGAAGCCAAAGGCACCGAAAACAGAAGATCAGTTCATTAAAGACAATAAAAACATAGATCCAATGATATTGTCTGCAATTTACAAACAAAACGAAACTGCAAAAAAGGGAAATCCAGAATTTAACCTAAGAGAATACATAGATCTAATAAGTCAACCAAATCCATCATCAGTGGATTATAGTGGTGTACCTAAAGAACAAGCAACAGCAAAAGCGTTAATAGATTTCATATATTAATATGGCAAATATAAAAGAAAATTCAGAATATTTAGACAAAATAAGTCCATCTAATTTTAAGAACTTACAAAAAAGTGTACAGAGTGGTATTTCTAGTTCTTATGTATCACCATATATAAGAACACCTCAAAAAATAGAGACGGGGATAGAAAGTGAATCACTTATGCCAGAGAAGGTCCAAGTATCACTTCCTTCTTCATCTAAAATGCAAGAACTTCCAGAGAGTTATCTTTCATCAAATTTTTTACCTGGACAAAAAACACCAGAGGGTGAGGTTATGTGGGGTAATCCATCTGATAAAACAGTAGCAAGAAACATATCAGAAAAAATGGGTGGCGGGCAATATGCACTAGATCCAACCCAACCTGGTATAATAATAAAATCGAGTAGAGGATACGAACCAGAAGAGAATAAAATACTAAGAGGTGGAAGATCAAAAATTGAAGTTCAAATAGATCACATCATACCCTTATGGCTAGGTGGATTAGACACACTCGAAAACAAGCAGGTTTTAAATACAAAGGACCATATTAGAAAAACAAAAGCACAGGCCATTCCTCTTACACTATTGACTCAAGGTAAAATAACAAGGGATGAAGCATTTACGATGGCACTCAACTGGGAGTCATACAATGTAGATGATCTTCCAATGCCTGATAAATTTGGAATGATAACAAATCTTCCAAGAGAAAAAGCTGATGAATTATCAAAGATTGCGTACGGACTAGATAGAGAAGAAAAAAATAAAGCTAAAGAGGAATATTATAAACTCCTGGGTCTTGATGATGCAGCAATTAAGGCGAAACAAAAATTTGAATTTGACGTACAGCACCCTAAGGGGACTTTCGGTCATTCTTTTACTGACTCAGTAAAAGCTGTATGGAAGGAAATCCCTTCAGTATTCGCAAAATTTGGAGAAAATGACAAGGGTGAAAATACAATAGCTGGTGAATTCGGAAAGGGTCTTGTCATGGGATCTCCTGCTGGTTTGGCTATTCTTGAAGAACCAGAAGAGCGTACTACTGCAGAAAAAATAGCATACGGTACTGGATATGGTATATCAACAATAGGAACACTCGGTGGTTTTATCAAAGGATTAACAAAAACAAGAATAGTATTATCAAAAATACCAGGTTTGGGTAAGGTTTTTGCAAAAAGTCCTGTATCAAATGTTGTTAAACCATTACCGTGGAATGCCGGGCTTTTTGATATGAATCCAATTAAAACAATAGCACCAGAGTTATCTAGTAAAATTAAAATACCAGGGTTTGAAAAAGTAAAGAGCGCTCTTTCTAAAATTAATAATTTTGGCAAAGAAACTGGGAAAATATCAAAAACACAAGTTGTGAATGCAACAAAGGCACTTAAGGATGCAAATAGGTTAGCAAAAGCAGAAGGTAATCTTGACTTGCAACAAATCCCAATGGAAATAGACAAAAGAGTTGCAGCTCGTATAAAATATAGCCCTATACTTCGAAATGCTTTTAATTTCGGGTCTTTTGGTGTTGCTAAGCAAGCAATACATGATGGATTAGATACACAAAGTGAGTCTGATTTTATGGATTATGCGGGTACATTTGCAACAGAAGCAATAATGGGTTCACTGTTCACAACAGCAGGGCAAAATCTAAAAGGATATGCAAAAATGGTAGCACCTGCACTTGTTCTAAGTACAATAAACGGAGAATCACCAGAAGATGCATTTGCCAGCGCGGTTACAATGGTAGGTTTGCACGGCATGGGTAGTAAGATGATGCAAAAATCACCATTATCTAGAGATGTAATGAATTGGAAGGGAGATAAACACTCAACAATAGTTAATAAGGGTGAGAAATATGAGGATGTTATTGTTAGAGAAATGAACAAGGTTGCTGATGAGGCTTCTAATGATGTTCTTAATAAATGGGCACCCGTTAATACAACTAAGAGTGGAAATGGATCAAGAAAATACACACAAAAAGAATTAGAGTCAATAAAAGAAGAAGCTTTAACAAACATAGAACAAGCTGCTTATGATGAAGGTTGGACACCTCGTGAGTCTGACTCTGAGTTACTGAAAGCCCTTGCTTCTGTTAGACAATTAGATAAAGGAGGTATGGGTGCTATAATCAGAGATCGTGCAGATATTGCTGATGTAAAATCTATAGCAAAACAATTACAAGAATCAAAAACAATTACGGGTGTACTTGGTGATAAAATTCCTAATCATCTTTATGAAACATACGGCAATTCAACACAAAAGGATCTTTCACCTGTTAATTTCACAGAAAAACCTAGTGGTAAATTCTCAGCTACAGGTATTTATCCATTAACTGGAGGTGGAAGTACTATTAATGAAGGAAAGACTAGATTAAACATAGAAGCATTTGACAAAGCAGTAAAATCAGGAGAAGCTCCGTTTGGTGATAATGTATTCTTGATGGATAGAGGTAGTGATTATAAAAACAAAATGGAGTTTTTAAATAAAACAACACCTAAAGAAAAAATAGACAAAGGTGAGTTTACTCCATTTAAAAATCCACAAAATACAGTTGAAGCATTTGGTGTTATAAAACATCCAGAAACAGGTGAAAATACTTTTATTTCACTTGGTTTTGTTGCGAGAGAAAGTAGAATACCAAAAATGAACGAAAAGGTTAACACAGAAGGACCAGATAGCCTTATTGAATACAATAAATTTAATAATAAAGATACATTAAGTCAATCACTGAGAGATAATGGAATTAAGGGTGTTTGGGGAAGAATTCTTCCGTTAAAAACAGGATTAATGACCACTAAGGGGGGTAAGAGTAGTGGAAAACAAGAATACCACCTAAGAGTACAACTTACAGACGGAAGATTTGAAGATTCAATAAACACAGAAAGATTAGCAAAAGAATCTAACAATCCAGCAACACCAGTAGTTGAATCAGTAGAACAGGTACCAAATAAAAAACCGGTAGTTGATACGACAATACAAAAACAGAACGATGGTACCAATATAGATACTATCGGAAAAACAGAGATAATCCCTGAACAAAAAACAATAGTTAAAACACCTGAAATACCAACAACACAAGATAGTGGTTATGTTACATCAAAAAATATTGAGAATACTATTGTAAATGAATCTGACAGAGCTGATATGACACCCGTTGAAAAAACAGTTAAAAAAGTAAAATCTCCAAATTTTAGAAACTTTATAATGACAGGAAGAGGAGAGGAAGGTGTTAATGCTGGAGTTGCTTCAATAATATCAGATCCTAAAACAAGGAGAGATTTTACGGAAAAAAACATAACAAAACTAGCAAAAGAGGTATCTAATAATGGCGAAAATATAAACGAAGGATGGCCTAAGTTTATTGAAATATTTACAAATAAGATTAAAAAAGCAACAGGAGATGATTCTTTTGAAATTACAAACACAAAAGATTTAAGAGATCTAAGTTGGCTATATAGAAGAAAAGCAAATTCTGGGACAAGAAAGGAGATTATTCTTAATAAAGGTGGGTATGGATTGGTATTTAAAGAAGGATCTAAAGAAAACATTGGACAACTAGATAAGGATATAAAAAAATTCAATAAAGAAAACGGACTCCCTGAAGACTCAATGGAGATTATTCATGTTGGGAAAAATAATAATTATCGCGATGAAATAAAAAATCCAACTGATAGTAGGAATATACTTTATTATTTAACAGACGAAATACAACATCTTGACAAAAAAGGTTATACCCCACTCGGGATTGTTAAAAAAGGATCAGATGGTATAGTATTCATAAAAAAAGAACCTAAACTTGTTAAGGATTTTGATACTAATCCTTTAAAATATTTAAATAAGGGTGAAAAAACCTCAGAATTTTCTTCGGATGATAAATTTATAAGAACTTTCTCTGTTGATGTTTTAGGTTGGCCTAAAGATGCAACAGCTGGTGACTTTGTTAAAAGATCAAACTTGAATACTCATCGCTATGATGTTTCAAAAGAAACAGGTAAGGTAAAGATGCATATTTTAAAGGCAAAAACAATAGGAGATCGAAAAGAATTAGACATAGATTCATCTAAGTTTGAAGATCCACAAAGTGAAAAAGCAAGAAAAGCAGTAGAATCATTTAAGAAGGGATCAGAAGTCGATGGTAAGACAATAGCAGGTGAAGATTTTTTTGATAAATCTATAGGGGGAGTTGATTATGACCCAACAAAATACACAACAGGTTCAAAACCTCTTATTTCTGGATATGTAGAAAAAGCTGATGGGTCAAAAGTTAAAATAATAATGAAAAGCCACATGACAAGAGCTGATGCTGCATATAGAAAAATGCTCAAAGAAGAATATGGTTTAGATCTTGGAAGAAATGAAATAGTAACTTTTGATACAAACATGAAACTTGGACCAAAGGAGGGATCACTCGATGTAAATATATCTGATATATATTTTAAACCTATTAGCGCAAGTGAGGATGGACGTGTTAAATCATCCCTAGAAAGAAAATTCTCAAGTAATGATCCAAAAGTAACAGAAGATATGCTTGCGGAAACAGCCAAAAGAAGAAAAGATTTTGAGGCCTTTAACAAGGAGGCAATGGAAGCAAATACAAAAGAAAAACTAGAAAAAGTCATAGATAAATACGCAGAAAAATATAACTTAGATAAAGATGAACTATTCTACGGACCAATGGGTGAATCATTTAAGCTTGGAGCCGCAAGAGTAAACCTTGCCCACAACCTCGAGAAGATATCAAAGAACATGTTTATGGAAACAGTATTGTCTGACAACCTACCTAATAGTGGTAGATTATTCTACTCACCATCCATTAAATTACCAATAGATGGACCTAATAAACCATGGCGGTATGTTAAAGATGATGAAGTTGTACTAGGTGCTGAATTTATGAAGAAGAGGGATATAAAAGAAGGTGATAAGGTTATGATTATGCGCGATCCTTCTTATGATATTAACAACATCACAGTTGCTAAGGCTATTAACGGCACAAAATTAGGGCACGAGAGTCTTGGAAGAGAACATGCTGTTGTGAGTCATTTTAACGAGAGAGTTATACACCAAGCTGACCAAGATGGGGACAAGATGCTTATTATAAAAGTTGGTGAGGGTGGTGTTCCTGAGAGTTATGCTAATGCTGTACTCAAGAGAGGAAATCTGGCGACACCATTCACTGAAGTTAATGTTACAAAATCTGGATATGTTACATCAAAGAACATAATTAATGTTATCAAAAATCAGCTTGTTGGAGATGATCAGACAAGTCACATATCTGTAGTAAATCGTGTTATGGATACAATAATAGAAAATGATTTAAAAATTAAAATTTACAAAGTAAAACCAGGGGAGGGTAGGTCAAAATATGATATTTTTTCAAATGGAAATCTTGTTGAGTCTGGTTTTACTAATTCAAGTCCAGATGATTTTATCGCAATTCCATCTTGGGGTAAAACAGAAAGACAACTAAGAAGTCAGGCCCTACAGGAAGCCCTTGACTCCAAAAAATCACTAGATATAGTAAATAGAAGTGAAGACAATAATCCATCTTGGATGATAAAACAAGTTTTTAAAAAACTGAGTGATAAAAACATACCTAAAAATATAAAAAAATCAACAAAAGAAAAAGAAACATATAGTGATACAATACTAAACATTCAAAAAAAATTTAATATTAAAAAAACAGAAGAAAAAATAGGAGATACGATATCAAATAGTGAAGCAAGATCAATTAAAGGTGCAATGTCAAATATCCAAAAAATATTTAATATTGAAAAAATATCAGAAAAAAGTAAAAATCTTGATGAGGTTTTTACTAGATTAAAACCATCAATTGAATTAATTAAAAATATAAAAGAAAGTGGTGGAAGAATAACTCCATATCAAGAGAAGTGGTTAAGCCTACCAGAAACAATAACTTTTAGAATACCAGACAAGGTAAGATTAGATGCTGATAAACTTGGTGTTAAAAATGTCAGAGAATCATTGACTGATATACCACTCGAAAATAAATCATTAAATCAGTTTATAAAATTATTTAAAAACATAAAAAAAGAATACAATAAAAAAGGAATATCAAAAGCAAATAAAAAGGAATTAATAAAAGAAATTGAAGATTTTTTCCTTGATAATGTTGATAATGGAACATATACACAAGAAGACATTGATTCAATCGCTCGATGGGCTGCAGTAACAAAAGATGGTAATATTTCATTTGACACAGGTAAGTACGATACCCCCCGGTATGTATATAGACTTAATACTATAATTAATGCATCACCTAAGGTTGCTAAGGCTTATCTTGAGGCATCTGAAGGTGTTGATTTCTCATTAAACCCTGAGACACCGAACATTGACACACCAACTCAAAAATACTCAAATTTAACTAACACAATAAAAAACAACCCTAACTAATAGGGTTGTTTTTTATTAAAATACTATAAATGTTTCTATTGAGAATATTACATATATATTAATGTCTGGATCATTACAGTGTGGACACTTGAATTCAGCCCACCTAAGAGTATTTTGAACTGGGTCAAAATTAAGATTTGTTGATTTTAAGCACTTAGAACATTTATATGCTGGGAACTTCCCCTCAAACTCAGCTTTCTTTTTCTTAAAGTAATCTTGTTTAAAACAACGTCTACTACAGAATAATTGCTTATGTTTTTTAGCAAAAAACTTACTCCCACAATTTTTACAAGAGCGTTCTATTTGCATAATCTAAGAATTACCTAAATGTGAATACTCCTGTAAAACACCTTTCTGTAGACTCTTAAGCGAATTTATCATCTGCTCAATATTCTGCAAATGAGCTCTTGATATTCTGAAATCATTAGCTTCATCTGTTGCATCTGTGTATATCTTTGCCTTACTTGATGATATTGGTTTGCCAGATTCGTCAGCTCTTCCTTCAATATCTCTTGCAACTAAAGAAAGTCTTCTATCATCAGCAACCATACGCATATTAAACATAGCAAAGTAATTTGCAAGTCGCGCGATAACCTCACCAACCTCCTCACCACTAACTTCACTCCTTTTGTATTCCTCAATGAATTTTTTATATTCAACAAGATATGCCTCTTGATTATTTACGGTATTTTCCATGATATTATTTCAATATACCATCTATTAATACTAGTTGTTCCTCAGTAAGCTCAGGAAGATCTGTACAAACATAAGTTTCAATATCAAATAATTTCTGATCCCATTCTTCCATTATTTTACCTTCTGCTTCAATAACCTTTCTCAATCCGTCTTTTGAATAAGCGAACCCACGGTTTGAGTCCTTATCAAGGATAATAGCTTTTGTTTTTTCATCAACAAGAGCATGTTCAATATAAATATCTTCAACTGCAGTTCTGTATTTTTTAAGAACGGGGATATAATTCTTTTCATTAAACCTCTTAACTGAATAGCCGAACTTTGTATTCTTAAGTTCTGGGTTTTCTTCAAATAGTTTTCCAACCATTTGGTCAAAATCCCTAAGTTGTTTAAATGTTTTTTGTATTGTGCTCATTTTTGTTTTATATATAATTAATAATTATTCTTGTCTTCTTCTTTATCTTTTATTTCATCTGAGACCGATGCTCCTATTGTGAGTGCAGTTGCCGCTGCTTCTGCTGCATTCTGTAATGCGATTATAATAACCTTAATAGAATCTATTATACCAGCTTCTATCATATCATCAACAATCTTACCAGATATTGCATCATAACCAGAATCTTTATGTTCTTTCAGTCTCAAAGAGAGTTCTTTTTCCATTGCTTCAATATCGTTCTCACCAGCATTTATCATGATTTTCTTGAGTGGCATCTTAATTGATTCCATGACAATATTGAAACCAATTTTTTCTTCTGCTGTCATTTCCTTACTTTCAAGTGACATACTGTCTGCAATACTAAACAACTCAGAGCCTCCACCTTTTACGAATCCTTCCTGAAGTGAATTTCTTGCCTCATCAATAGAGTCATCAATCTTCATTTTAAGATATTTCATTCCGGCTTCTGTTAATGCTCCTATCTTTATTATACCAGCTCCTCCAGAGAGTTTTCCTATTCTTGACTCCATATTCTTAATATCAATGTTTGATTTAAGTTCTGAAAGTTGAGTTTTAAGTTCTTCTATTCTATTATTAACAAGTTCTTTTGTATTTGGATTACCAATGATTACTGTTTCATTTCTAGATACAACAATCTTCTTTGCAAAACCAACACTATCAAGTTCCGCTGTCTTCATTGGGTTCCCTGTTTCATCTGAGATTATCTTTGCACCAGTCAATATTTCAATATCCTTAAGTATCTCTTTCTTTTCAACACCAAACCCTGGAGATTTAATTGCAACAACACGAAATCCTCCTCTCATATTATTACCCACGAGTGTCTCAAGCGCCTCACCATCAACATCTTCTGCTATAATAAGAAGTTCTCCAATACCAGATGTTGCCATTTTTTCTTGAATAGGAAGAAAGTCTTTGATTTGGATCATCTTTTTATCAACAATCATAACTGCAACATTATCGTATTCTGCCTCCATCTTATTTGGATTGTTGACCATCCACGGGTTAATCCAACCTCTCTCTATTTTCATTCCATCAACAATTTCAAGAGTAATACCACTACTCAAAGTAGACTCCTCTGCTTTGACGATTCCATCTTTACCCACCTTATCAAATGCTTCAGCTACAATAGCACCACATTCTTCTGATTCAGATGATATAGTAGCAACTGCTTTCAATTGATCATTTGTTTCAATCTTAGTAGCTCTTTTCTTTAGTTCTTCAATTACATAAGCAGCACCCTTTTCAATACCCTTTTTAATTGCAATAACATTAACACCCTTTTTTATCTGGCTAAAACCTTCATTAAAAATTGATTGTGTTAACACAATAGAAGCTGTTCTTGCTCCTCTTGCTTTATCGTTAGTTTTAATTGCAACATCTCTAACAATGTCTGCTCCCATATTCTGAAGACGATCCTTTAGTATAACTGTTCGTATGCCATCAAGGCCATCATTACTGATACTTGGTGGCATAATACCTCTATCAACAATGATATTTCTACCACGAGGGCCGAGTGTTACACCAGCTAGTTCAGCTACTGTATTTATACCTTTTTGTATTCGAGTTAATGCACCTTCCCCAAATGTAATTTCTTTATTTATAGCCATATTTAATATTTTTTAATCTTCTAATTCTTTTGGACCAAATCCTATATCACCTTTTTTATCTGCAAAATCAGAACTTTTTGGTTTATCACTTTCAATTTCCCTTAAGACTGCAATTGTTTCATCAAGGTTATTTCCTAGACAGATGACAGAAATAAGACATTCAGTTAGAGAAGCAAACGATAATCCTTTTGTTTTACTTATCCATTCTTTTACTTTCTGTGATTTCGGTAGTTTATTTTTTAAGAACTGAATTCTAACTTCATCAGATGGAGCAACAATTTTGTATATTCTATCAAAACGTCTAGGTCGAGAAACAATTCTACGGTCAAGATGTTCTGGGTAATTTGTTGTTGCAATATTAATAACTCTATTTATCTGACTATCACCATCAAGTAATTGAAGTATATCAGACTCTCCGTATCTTGCTATTATAGCATCAATGTCTTCGAACACGCAAACAATGGGTCTATTGGGTTCAACTTTTCTAAATGTATGTAATCCTTGAACGAAGAATTTTGGGTGATCACAAACAAAAACAATTCCACCCCTTTTGATAACATCTTGTGCTATTTGCCATACCATACTACTCTTACCAGACCCTCCGGGGCCATAAAATAAATACCCCCTACGATGAAGAAAACCATTATCTTTAAAAATCTTTTCCTTACCCCAGAAGTCATTGACTTCATTCATAACTGAACCAATAATATCACCCTTGAATGTTTGTATTGAATCAATCTTAATATCTCTTCCCATAAATATTGATTGACCATCTCTATTATCTACAGTTACAGAATAACATCCTGACGGTATTCTTTCGTGAGTTACACTGAGGGCTTTAAATACCTTAGATCCAACAGATCCCCATTGGTTTGGTTTATTAACCTTCTCCTCTAATTCGCTTATATCCCACACACCCTCATCATTAGGGCTAGGTTGTTCGTTTCTCATTTTTATTTCCACCTAAATTAATATTGGTAATATACAATCTTCTTCCCACTAATGTCTCCTTTAAATCCTTAATTATCTCATCTCTTAGTTTGTCATTTTTCTGTATATAACATATTGTAACATGTGGTTTATATTCTGAATATGTGTCAATGTGTGGGAGTAACTGCATCCTGTTATGACCCTCAATTATATTATCAGTAAGTTTAAGTTTCGCAACAATACAATAATACTCTTCATCTTCATAAGGGGAATCAAATGAATCAATGTCTTCTATTTGAACAGATTTACAATTCCAGTCTTTTAGAAGTTCTCTTATTTGATCTTTGTATTCTTCTGCTTCCTTCATTAAACCATAAAGAAGTGTCATGTGGGGTGTCTCTTCTGCTACCCATCCATTTATCCAAAATTTATCTTTATTTTTTGCGTAATACAAATATTTAGGCTCAACATAATAAAACCTTGAATATTCCTCATCATCAACATCTGTATTATTATAAATTGGGTCAACGTCAAGCATCACACAACCCAATTTAGACAAATCTATATTAAGGTCTTTGTATACACTTGGAAAATCATGTGCTTTAATTTCTTTCATATTTTAATCAACTATTTTAATTTCTTCTTTTTCTTGTAATTCTGTTTTATTGAAATCAACAGTAAGAGTTGGGATGAAAAATAGTTGACCAATTTTATCACCCTCTGCTATCATTTTTGCTTTATCTGAAGAATTAATCAATGTTACATCAATATCACCATTGTGTGTCTCATCCAGTAAGCCACCTAATACATGGAAACCCTCTTTGAGCATCTCAGGTGTTTCTTTTATAAGACACATAACACCTTCTGGTAATTTTACTGAAATCCACGAGTTAACATTAAACTTACGTGATGGTTCAACTAGGATTGTTTCATTTGCATATAAAGATAAAAGTGACATACTTCCATTGAAATCATTTATGTCATTATACATACTATCCATTCTATTTAATGTAACACTCATATGTATTGGTTTTGTTTCTTTGTTTGTATCGTCCCAAATAGGATCTAATACACTATTATCATCAACAATATTACCACTTGCATCCCCTTTGATTACATGATTCTCTACTTTATTACTCATTTTAAATATTCTTCTAAACATATTTTTGTATTATTAATATTAATTATTATCGTATATATAAACTGCATCCAAATGCCCAATTTCGTGTTGCCAAACTTTTGCTTCCTTCCCACTTACCCCCTTGTATGACACCCTTGATAGTTTCCCGTCTTCTTCTATTGTTTGATATTCAACCTCAATCTTATTTGATCTTTGGACGGTCTTAAGTGGTGGTAAGCTTGGGTATGTATAGCAACCCTCAACTGAATCTATTGTAGTTTTTGTTCGTCTCACAATAACTGGATTTATTATTAATTCAGCACTTGCAGTTACAAAAAATCTAAGTGGATCCTTATCGTCTATTTGTGGATGGGCCATCGCAAGTGCACCATTATACGGACCATTCTGAGAATAACAGATATTAAAAAGTACTTTTGCTTCTTCTATCACTCTTTCAATATCACCCTCTGTAACTTCCCTACTCACCTTTCTGTGTTCAGGGACAATTCTAAGAAGAAAATCTATCGGCTCATCCTTCTTATCTTCTGCGTTTTTCTGATCAATAGTATTTTCTTTTACTTCACTTTCCGGTTCAACACTAACAATTTCTTCTTTTTTTGATTCATCCATATTTATAAATTTAATATTATATAATTCTACTTACACCACGGTTTTTAATAATTTGTATCTTATCCTCAAAAATATCTTTAATCTCAGGTATGTGTGATATTGACACCATCTGAGGGAAATTATCTTGAAGTTTCAACAGAACAGTTATAAAATCTTGTGTACTTTCATTATCAAGTGAGTTTATTGCTTCATCTAATAATCTAAATCCTATCTTATTAGAGAGTGAAGCAAGTGCTTCGGATATCGCCATACTTATCTTAATTTTCTCACCCCCACTATATGAAGCGAAATCAAGTTTTTCACCGTTCTCATTGTATATGTTTATAAACAAACCTTCAATAATACTTTCACCATCTGAACCTGTTTTTTGTGTATCTAGTGTAATTCTAAAATCAGAGAGAGATGATAGTACTTCATTAATCTTTTCTTCAAGTCTCGGTATGAGGTAATCTATAACAACTGTCTTAAGACCCTTTGAGCCGAATGCTTCCTTAATAGAAGAAAGATCATCTATTGTTTTATTTACATTTTCAACATCACTAATGATTTTACTGTTTTCTTCTGTTAACTTGTCGATACTTTTACTTGCATCATCAGATACAGACATTTTGTGTTTTAATATACTTGCCTTTACAGATAGATCATTAATTCTAGAGCGTATATCTCTTTCTCTTATAGTAAATGCAGTTGTGTCAATACCCCTTTGAGCTTCTTCCTTTTGTAGTAATTCTATTTTTAATACACTAATTTCATCATTTAACTTAAATAACCTTGTTTCGAGTTCAGATAATTCAGATCGTAGAACTGGCAGTGTGTCTATTTGTGCTTGAGCAATAGCCAATTTTGATATCGCTTCTTCACATGAAGACACTTGTGTTTTAACTGACTGTAATTCAACTTTATTTTCATCAGAGAAAGCAGACAAACCTATTTCTGATACTCTTTTTGTATATTCATTTTTTTCTTGATCTAGCTTCCCTTTAAGTTCTGTTTTTTCTTTTATCTGCTCCTCAAGGTAACTAATCTGGCTCTTTATTGGTAGAACAAATGGACAGTTATCACCCGCCGGGCAACTACCAGTTTCCTTAATGAGTGGTATTAATCTCTGGTTGAGTTGAGATATCTCTGAATCATAATCTCTTTCTGTCGGTTTATTTGACATAAGAGCAAGAAGTCTATTTGTTCTTTCAACTTCCTGGGAATATGCTAATTCTAATTCGTTCTTTCTATTCTTAAGAATTTCATAATCCTTTGTCTTTTCTTTTAATGATTCAATATCTATCGCCTCACAGATTTCAATATTTCTTCTCTTTGATTCAATATTTGTTTTTAATAAAGATACATCTTTTTCTTTTTCATGTATATTTATTTTTATACCGTTAATCTGTGGCATAAAATCACCTATTTTTGACTTCTCAGAAATAAGCAACTCCAAGTTTGAACCCTCTTTTGTTAGTTCAAAATTAATACTATCCAACTCTGTCTTTAGTTCACTTATATCTACGACCAAGAGTTTTTTTTCATCTATAGATCTTGTATTGATTGATAGTAGTGATTCTAATCTTATTTTTTCTTCATTCTTTAACTGTAGTAGATCGCGAGCTCTTGCGTAATATAAATCAAAATCACTAATATTAGCTATTTCAAGAAGTAAATCTTTTCTTCGTGGAGCATTCTGATAAACAAAGTTGTCAACGTTATTTTGTGGGTACGCGATAGAGTTAACAAAAAGAGTATAAGAACAACGTAGTAATTCTTTTTCAATCCAATCCTGCTTATCTTTTAAACCATTTCTACTTATTGGAACAATGCCGTCATCTGTTGTCTCACTTATTTCAAGTGTATTCTTGGCCTTATCTGTTGTTGATCTTGTTATTAAATAAGATATATTAAGATTGCTTTCTACCAACTCTAAAGAAACAGTAGTTTTACTTTCTCCGTGTTTTATAATGCTCTTGTTATCAGTCCTAGAAACGCCATAAAGACACCATATTATGGCATCAATTATAGAGCTCTTCCCAGTACCTGATTTGCCGTCAATAAGTAGTTTTGTGTTTTTATTAAACACAATATCTGTATCTTCGTGCGAAAGAAAATTATTAAGTTTTAGATTTTTTAGTAATATCATTTATTTCTTTGTAATGGGGTAAGTGATCTTTTGACTGACCATCCTTTTCTGACTCTGTTCCTAATCAATTCTGGACTCATTCCTAGTTCTTCTCCCCACTGGGTAGCATTTTGTGTCTTATTTTTAAAAGTTAAAATTACATTATGATTAGTATTGTTCATTTGTTGTTTCCTAGTCGCCCATCTACAGTTTGATGGCTTGTAATCATCGTCATTATTTATTCGGTCAATCTGTGCTCCATGGAACCAGGTTTTACTCATATCTTCTATGAAATTTTCTAATTTATGCCATCTCTTACAAATTTTAATTTTTCCCTCTAGGTAATGATGATATTTCTTCTGACTTTTTGCTTTTTTTAATCTAGAAAAAATACCCTTCCATGATTGATATATGGGATCTTTATATAGTCCATGTTTTTTAAAATGTTTTCCACTAACAGTAGCCCATGCTTTTCTGTAACATCCACAGGATTTTGTATGGTTATTCTTTAAATTACTGGGATGGACATATGTTTCTTTACCGCAATCACACTTACAAAACCACAGGAAGTGACCCTTTTTAATATGGGTCTTACTCAAAACAGTCAGTTTATTAAATCTTTGTCCTACTAAATCTATATGTCTCATTTTTATTACTTTAATAAACTATTGATTATTTCTGATACCTCAGATGGACCAAACACTGTATTCTCATCATTTATCCACTTTATAACTTGATTCTTTTTATCCTCATCAATAGATAAAAATCCAACTCTTGATATTGCATCATCTTTTGCTGTTCTTGCGTCCTCAAGTGTAAAAACAGATGATATCTCTGGAGAATTATTTGTAAACTCAACCAATATATCCCCTTTACAACATGGACACACAGTAGGCACGATTGTTTTTATTATATTTGTCATTATTTTGTATTTTTAGTATCTCTTTTAATCTCTAACCTTATTTGTTCCTTAACTCCTTTCTCTGCGAGAATTCTTTGTGTTTCTCTTATTAATGAATTAAATGTTTTTTCAGATGATTCAATATAACTTTCATGTTCCTTATATTCAAACCCTAATTTTATAAGACCTGTTTCTATGATTTTTTTATGAGCTTCACAGAGTGCAACTATTTGTTCTGGTGTTAAGATATATTTTATCAAGAGATGATCATTATTTTTTACCTTTTCATGACTCATAATTGTTTTTTAATTAGATTTATAACCTCTTTTTCTGTGGTATTTAACTTGTGATTAAACAATAAACATTCACCTATTTTTGACAAAGAGAATGCATCAGCTATGTTATCATCTACAAAAGCAACATTGTATTTTTTGTAAACCTCCATCAACATAACATCCTTCTTTGAAGCACCACTACCAGTAATAAATTTCTTCAAACTAGTTGGTGCAACTAGAACAAAAGGTATTTTTTCTGCATAAAGCATTGATCGAGTGAAGTAATTTAGACCGGCTAATTGTGTAAGCGATGTAGCATTCCTAACCCCAAAAGCGAGGTTCTCTATCACAGCAATATCAACAGAGAAACCATTCATACATGTATATATTTCTTTAACAATATTTTCTATCCTTATCAACTCGTCAATGGGCTTATCTCCTGATGGTTTTGACTTAATTAACTTCTCTAAAATAACCTTACCGTTCTTTAATAAGACAACTCCGGTGCCTGTCAAAGAAAGATCTATCCCCATTGAAACAATTGATTTACTCATTATTAAGTCTTTTTTTATAATTATTATATAGTGTTAAAGCTTCACTTCTGAAATCCTTACCCTTAACTGGTTTATGTATTGATATAAAACCATTCTTCTCTAGATTGCTCATTATTGAGTATATCACTCTATGTGCTTTAAATCGTTTATATTCACGAGCTAAATCTTCTTTCTTAAACCGATTAGATAGATTTAATAAGGCTGTACCTTCTTCACCATCTGCTTCTTCTGAAAAATAACCACTGTTGATTAAATTATTTAACTTATCTGATTCCATCATAAGATGATCAAAGAATTCAGATTGATTATTAGCGATATCCATATATGCAATATCTTCCTCTGTTAATTCTGTGTTCATATTATTTATCAAGAATTAATTCCATACCTCTTGTTAATTTATCTAGTGGAATACCCTTTTCAGCACTATACATATTAAGTAGACTGTTGATAGAAAAATCTATTGCACCCTCATCAAAATGTAACTTCTTTCTTTCGTTGGGGTATTTTTCTAAAAATATAAATGTATCAAATCTTTTAATGTACTCTTTTATTTCTTCTGCTTTTATATCTTTGGATGTGATAATTACCTTAACGATAGAATTTAACGGTATTTCACTTAATTTCTCGATTGTAGGATTCTCTAACTTATAGATTCCTCTTCCTGGAAGTTTTATTTTTTCAACAGTATTATTTGACGTGTCTATTTTCCATATAAACTTCTCTGTTTCACCGGCCTCATTTGTGAAAACACTCCCAGATATAATAGTTTTACCATCTTGCTGTGGTTTGTGTATATGCCCAGCCATAACAATATCAAACTTATCTTCGAGCTCTTTCTTTGGAAGGATCACCTCATGGAATGTATTAGTTGACACATTGCCATTTGAGAATGTATCAGATATGGCGTGGTGTGCAAATAAGTATTTACCACCAATCATTTTATCTAGTATTGCTTTACACCCATCTGTATCATTTAATACTCCTAATTCTGGACGTGACATATATGGTAGAAAATATACATCATCTTTACCGATTGTGCCAACTTGGGGTGTTGTTATTATTGTCCAATTAGGTTTATTGATCTCTCTCATGAAATCTATTGCTGATTTACCATCTCCTTTTTTTTCATGATTCCCTGCTAGAATATATATATTCTTATCATTAAACCTTTCTACAAATTGCACAAAGTCTTTTATAACTTCTGATGAATTATTTTTTCGATCAAAGTTATCACCCATGAAAATCACAGTATCACAGTCATAAAAAGAAGATACGATAAAATCTAGTATTTCTTTTCTCTCTGGAATTCTTTGGTCTTTAACATACTCATGATAACTTAGTAAGTCCTTAAAATGCATATCTCCCAAAATTCCAATTTTATTCTTAGTTATCATATTATTTTATTACCCTTTTTCCCATAGATTTTATTATGTCTTTTAATTATACTACTAAAATGGATCTTCTAGCAATTCAATTATTCTTGAATAGTTCGCTGGTATAAATGCAAGTCCTGTTGTTTCCATTACTTTATCCTTAACAACGAGTGGATCAGAAACTCCAAGTTTTGTTTTTGCAAGATCTGCTATTTTCTTAAGTTGAAAATCTGGTGACGTAATATCAACTCCATTTGAGAGTTCAGCTGCGAAACCATCGAGATCTATCATTTTTTCAGTTTCGATCATACCTACACCACTATCATTTTTACTTCCACCTTCATGTGTATTAAGCCAGTCCTGATCAACAATCTTTGGGTCTGCGAAAACCTTAATGTTCTTAAACTCTGTTTCTCTTCCATTCTTCATAAACTTGTCTCTACTAAGAAACTTGAATCCAACGATCTGACCGAATCTGACGTAATTCATATCATCGTTTATTTTCTTTGAAACAGTGAATGATACATTTTTGATTGTACCAGATTCTGTTTTAAGTTCATATACAATTACTTCATTTCCAAAATTATCCTTCTCTCCTGTTCTCTTACCTACATATGTTCCTTGTATTGAATCACCTACTTCTTTAAAATAAAATGGTTCTACAATAACTGCTTTTCCTTGTTCAAATATATTTGTCATATTGTTTTTATGTTTTTATGTTATTAATTAAATATTTTTGGGTGTGTCTTTGATAATAATACCCTTACTATTTGTGCTATTGTTTCAGTTAACTCCTCTACTGAATCTCTTATCTCCCTCTTGGTTGAATGCCTGTTTAGGGCTAACTCACCTAATTTATTTGTTAAAATGTGACTTATTTCATGAACAAATCCATTTAACACTGTTGCAAATTCCCCCCTCTTAAATAATTCTTGTGCTAATGTATGAATAGTTACTGATGCTGTTTTATATGTATCACTATACACAATTGAAAACATCACAGTATCATCATCGCAATCACTCTTCGTCACCATATAAAAACTTATTTTATTGATTCCGTGAGCATCAAGAATTATGGGTAAATTTGACACTAGAAACTTTTCTATATCATTCCTCGGATCGGCATGATATACATCTTTCTTCTTATCCTTGTTCTTTATCATATTTACATTATACTCCCCCATACTAAAGAAGTCAAGTACTACCTAACATTCTTATACTCAAACCATATTATGTCAAGGAGGGTATCTTTAAAATCACTCTTCTTTTTCCCATCCTTCCAGTCTTTTGGTGAGTGTGAGATCTTTTTTTTAAAATCTATTTTTTCACCCCGTAGTATCTCTAGTATTTGAAAGTATTTATTATTATAACAATCTCTTGCTGAAAATATTAAACATTCACTTGATTCTCCTGTTTTATTGTTTGTTACATTACCTTGTGTTGTGTACATAAACATCTTAACATTTGCTTTGTTTTGTTTTAATACTTTCCCAGTTTCTTTTAATATTCTATCAACCTCCCCGGCTACATAATTGTAAAGCGGTATGTCCATTATTGAAACAGTTTTATTTTTATCTAAGATCACTGCATAACAGATAGGTAATAGTTTGTTTCCATTTTGCACGGATTCTTTATTTTTACTTGTTATGTAATCGTAGATTTCCTTTACTTTACTTGAGATTCTTTTTGACATTTTATTTCTTCTTTAATTGCGTTAAGTACGGCCTCGTAAGTATCTCCATTCTTAATAAGGAAGTTTTTTGCATTATTGCGTCCAACTCCAAGTTTCGTATCATTAAATGAATAGGTTGTACCTGTCTTATTAATGACCCCGATTTTCTCCCCATAATCCAAAGCATCGCCATGTAAATCCAATCCTTTACCATAATATAATTCAACTGATGTTTTCATAAAAGGGAATCCGACTTTATTTTTTACCCCTGTAATATTCAAGAAATTTCCTATCTGCTTATCGTCTGAATCAACTATTTTTTCACCCTTAGATACCTCAAGTCTTACTGATGCAAAAAATTTCAACGCCTTTCCTCCAGGAGTGGTTTCTTTTTTTCCATATATAACACCAATCTTCTCTCTAAGTTGGTTTATGAATATTACAATTGTTTTAGATCGAGATATTGAACCAGTTAGTACTCTAAGAGCAGCACCGAGCTTTCTTGCTTGAAGACCCATTGTATCCTTAAGAAAATCTCCTTCAATTTCTGTCATTGGAGCCATAGCCGCAACACTATCTACAACAATGATATCAAATGCATTTGTATCAACAAGCTCCCTGAGTGTTTCCATTGCAGCTTCTAAGTGTAATGGTTGTGTAACAAGTAGTTTTGATGTATCAACACCAATAGAAGATGTGTAGCGTGGATCATAAGAGAATTCAGCATCAATAAGGGCAGCTCTTCCACCTTGTCTTTGAACTTCCGCGATTAAATAATGAGACAGTGTTGATTTTCCACTAGACTCCTGACCAAACAATTCTATCATTCTTCCCCGTGGAATACCTCCACAGCCAAAAACTGAATCTAGTCCAAAACTCCCAGTTGGTATTGCTTTTACTTCTGAAACATCAAGATCCTCATCGACAATAACCATGTCGTTTCCATATTTTTTTTGCATCCGAGCCATTACATCTTCAACAAGCTCGTTTGGGTTATTTACATCTTCTAATTCTTTTTTCTTTGCCATATTTTTTTATTTTAAACTAATAATATCACTCTCTGGTACACTAGGGCAATACCATTGTCCAGGTGATTCAATCCTGTAGTGCCATGTTTTGTTATGTTTATACCCACTAATCACCTTAACCATATACATTAATCCATCTCTATCTATATTTTCATACAAAACAATATCTCCTATTCTATATTTGGGTTTCTTCATATCTCTCTTGAATTATCATAATAATCATCTTCTTCGTCATCTTCAATATATTCACCAAAGTCAGCATCAAAACTATCTTCCTCTTCAAAATCTAAATAATCATCATTCATGCTATTTTATACAATTAATTATTAGTAAATTTTATTTTATCTTTATATCCATACCACAAGAGATGCATGTAACTATTTCTCCCTCTTCAAGATAATAAGACTCATTCTCTGCTTCACATTTTTTGTATGGACAATAAAATCTTTCTACTGTCTGTACGTCATTCATTGATATTGTTTTCATTTACTTACCGCCATATATTATCTCATCAATGTATAAAATTTCATCGTCCCAGGCTCCGAGTATAAACATAAAATTTCCAAGTGGAGAGTTTGCTAACAAGATAGGATCTCTGTCTTTCTTTGTTTGTTCTTTAACTTCTGTGTCTTTTACAACAAGTGTAAAGATTGGTGTGTCACCAGTTATTGCTTTGTATGCTTTTGTGTAACGATCCATTTCTTGGATACCCTCGTTCGGAACAAGAGTGTAATATTGCTTCAAGGGTACAACTTTTAATTTATATCTTTTACATAAATCAACAACTGCCTCATTTGTTGTCATGGCCCAATCTAATGGATTTTTAGTTTTTGTCTTAAGGTATTTTAATCTATTCTTTAGATAAAAAACAGAACGATGTTCATCTTTCAAATGCTCATCACTAAGGTGGTCTTTAAGTATATTTATTCTTTCTGTGACAACTTTTATTTTCTCTTCTAAGTTTTCAAAAGATATTTCCGGTGACTCTCTTTTGATTTCCTCAAAAACCGCCTTTGGCTCGACAGCTATTCTACTATCCTCTTGCTTTTGCTGACCAGTAAATACAGCAACAGAATTACTACCAGTATTCACACCAACATTTCCAACATCCGAGGAATCAACCATAAAACTAGAAATAGGTGTCCACCCACCGAACTCTGGCTGGTTTATAAGATCACCATTACCTGTTCTTACTCGTATGTTATTTGTAGTAAAAACAAACCCTTTCTTTTTATCTCCTAATATTATTTTTTTAAAAAAATTTATCATTTTATATTTTACCAACTTCTAGTCGGTCATTCTTAATTATTAAATACTCTTTATACCTTAATGAATCTACTAATATTATTCCTTCATCAAACTTTGGTGGTTGAAGCCACGTTTCTATACCCCTTGTTCCTGTATGTCCAACTACATGAATAAATCCTGGAACTCTCACCTTGTCTAGACTCTTCGGTCTTATCCATATAGGTGACTGTGTTATGTCATCACCTGATGAATCTGATCCATTAAAATTAAAAGATTCAGGTCTACTTATAAATAATTTAGTTAACGCAACATCTGGTGTGTATTCTAGATCCAACATACTCTCAACGTGTGACTCAAGCCATTTTTGAGAAACACCAGCATGAGTGAACAAGAATTTATTATTAAGATACGATATTTGCATCAAGTTGGTATCTATCGCATTTTGTATACTTGTACCGATCTTTAGAGCGTAATTTCTTTGATATCCTGAATATTTTTCTGTTTCTGATATGTAATGAAAACAATGGTTCCCGATCAACAACACAACCTTTTCTGGATTTTCTTTTTTGAATTTAATTATCTCTATCCAGTTATCAAACTGTTCATAGAATGGTATATCAAAACTATCAAAATAATCTCCCATAAATATTATCTTATCGGCATCTTTCTCTTTCTCTGTAATTTTTTTCCAGATATCCCTCCCGTGAATATCTCCTATGACTACAACTTTATTCATAATTCCATTATACTCCCCTATATTAAAGAAGTCAAGTATCACTAAACTATCTTGCCGAAAAAGTAACCGGCTATCAATGCCTTCTTTCTCCAGTCTGGTTCATTATCAATTAAATGTTGCAAATGTGATCTTGTTATAAATTCTTCTTTCTCTGATATTGTTCTTTGTACTTTACCCTGTTCTGCCTCTTTTAACATAACAAGAACAATCTCATCTATTTTTTCAAGTGGAACATCAAAACTTTCTAGTATTTGTGTTATTTTCTTTTCATCCATAATTAATATCTTTGACCTTCTAATGATAAGTCACCTGCATCAATAGCCATATCCCTACTTACATACCTAATCTCTTCTTCATTTTCACATCCACAATGAATCAACTCCGGCATATTTTGTTCTTCTTGTGAAAATAAACTTGGATCTTGTTGCCATTCTCCACACGCTCCACATCTCTGTAAATTATTCATCGTCTATTTCATCCAACATACTTTTTGTAACAACAACCACTTCTTTCTCTTCTTTTTCTTCTGGAACTTGATACGATGATGGAGTTGTTGTACTTGTCATTTCATTCCATCCTTCGACTGCTTTCTTTTCATCCTCGTTTCGATCTGAGTAAGCGAATCTTTCATTTATCATCGTAAACCATGCTGATAGTGTTTGTCCTGTCTTACGATTTTTTGCTAATGTTATTTTTGTATATTCAGTAAAATAACCCTTTGAATCTTTACCTGTATCTCTTTCTCTTTCTATTAAAAACACAAGGTCACTTTCTTGAGCTACCCCCGCGGTGTCCTTTATACTTTCAATATCCAATGCTCCGTTTGTTTTTCTTACGTGTACAGGTAGAACAATTATAACTTCTTCACTTAATGCTATTGTTTTTAAGTCTCTCACTATTTGTGTTACAAAAGTAGCATGGTTTTGTGACATATTCTTTCCTAGTATTCCATTTGTTTTTGGAAGAAGAAATCCGAGGTGGTCTATCACAACAACCTTTATATTAAATTTTTCTTTTGCTTCTTTAACTTTTGCCTCAACCCATGCAACATTTCCTGATGTGTGTTTGGCTGGTATAACAGTAATATCATCTTCTGTCATTCCCATTGTTTTAAACTTCTTCCAAAGGTGACTTGGTAAAAGTTCATAAGAGAACCAAAGTACAGGTGCCTTTTTGGGTCCTCTGATAAAACTAAGTGTCCAATCTTGAGCAATAGACGATTTACCCTCACCTGTTCTTCCCGCAACCGAAACAAGGTCACCTGGTGAGGCACCGCCCATTATCAAGTCATCGAAACATTTCATTTCGAGTGGGTAAACATCATCTTGGTCAACAACTTGTTCAGAAGCTACAATTGAGATGTGTTTTACTTCGTCACTACCGTCAGAAAGGTGCTCGAGGAGGGCGTTATTCGGCTCATTTTTGACCGTAGAGGCCGTTAATGGAGTTTTTCGGGTCTCAATACCTTTTATGCTCCTAAACGATGCGTAGAGCTCTCCTGTTGATAATGGAGGGGTGTTTTTCTGGTTAGCTTTCACGATAATCTCCCATCCGTATGTCTCCCAGTGTGCAGGGTGTATTCTGGAGAGAACCTTTCCAATAAACCTAGTTATTTCTTCATTGCGAACACCCTTGCCGTAACCTGGGTATGATTCAAGAAGGAAGAATGCATCTGATTGTATTTCTTCAGAAGCTGGTTCTGATTTTTCTGTTTTAATCTCTACCTCTTTTTTTGTCCCACCCAATAGAAGAGCCCTAGTTTCTGGTGACATTTTTACAATAGGACAATCATTTAAAATTGAATATTCTCCTTTTGTTGTTTTTGAACCAACCGTTACACAGTACCCACCTTCTGAACGTATATCCACTAATGGGAATATTCTAACTGCATTCTTGAATCCTTCTTCGTGCTGAAAATAAGCATGAACTCCACCAGACCCAGTACGGACCTTAAATGTTTTATCTTTAATCAAATCAAAATCTGCACCATTCTCGAAATCAACTACAAGTAAATTACTTAACTTGCCAGTAGCTACACCAAGTTGCATTGATGGATATATTTCAAGCCATTTTTTTATCTGTTCAAGATCAGCCTTTTCTGTCTGGTATTTCTTCCAAGGAATAAGAGGAACTTTATCTTCCCCTACGGGGATTAAAGACCACCCGATAGAAATTGCTCTCTCTGCTATTTTTAATAATTTTTCATTTATCATGTATCTCGTTTGTTAATTTATAAACTCGTAGATTTACTATCTTTTTTCTCTTTACTTTTTATTTTTCTATCTTGTGATAATCCGTCATTCTTACAATGAATATCACAAAAATCACCAGCTGAAACTTGGTCTCCCCAAATAACGTTATAACAAAAACGACATCTCTTTACTGAATATGGACCCTTTTTGTCCACCAGAATATAATCACTTATCATATTTCATTTAATTTAATTATTAAAAATTCTTATCAAACAAATAATCTTCAATCAACTCACGTCCAACATCATTCCACCATTGGACGTATAACTCAGCATCTGAGTCGTTATTAAAAGACATTAAGATTTCATTTTCCTTAACTGTTGTCACTATTTCTTTTTTTAATTCTATTTTATTATTCATTTCTTTTATTATTACCTTCTAATTTTATAATTTCACAATCCTCAACAATTCTACCAACTATTCTATCTCCAACTTTTTCTTTTAATTCGTTAAGGTCCAGATTACTCGTATAAGTTGTTGGGTACATCCATTCGTACCGGTCATTTATAATCTGAAACATTTTTACAATCACCGCCTCACTTGATTTTTCAACACCAACATCGTCTATAATTAAAAGTCCCTTATACTCACTTAAATCTTTTAGAAACTGCATCATTTCAACCGTTGATTCATATTGGGGACTTTCGTAATGGGGGAGACCTGTAAATGTTCCCTTTATTGCTTCAACAATATCTAGGCCCCTCACTACGACACACGGAAGGCCGTGTTCCGTAACTAGGTTATAAATTGCATATGCAATGTATGTTTTCCCAACTCCTGTGTCACCAAAGATATATAAACAAGGTGGTTCTCTTTTTTTTATAGATTCTTCGAGCATTTTATATATACCAGAATTTATATTTTTAACGGAAGAATCTTTGTACCGAGGTTTTATTTGTGTCTTAAGCATATTAGTTTTTTAATTTTATAACATTTTTCATATAATCATTTTCATTGCGGTCTTTATGGACCCCTGCTGGGGATGACGAGCGGTCGTAATACTCAGTCAGGTCGTCATACCAAGATTGCTTGTTTAAAAAAGTGACTGGGTCTTTTATAAAACCTTTTTTCCAACGATCTGTTTTTTTTGCCTCTTTTATAAAACCAAGGATTTTATCTATATCTTTTTCAAAACCTTTTTTAAACCATTTTTCTCTTGCTTTTATTTTGTTCTCTTTCTTTGGGTATTCCAACCAAAATTGGTTAAAAGAATCTTCTTTTTTACCATCATTGCACATATCCTTATCATTAGTATAATGATTAGTATCTAGTATAATGATATGTTCACATTCGTGAACGGCTCCCTGTTCGTTTTCGTGAACGGCTCCATTCATTTTTATGAACGGTCCGTTCGTTTCAATGAACAGGCTGTCTATCTTTTCTGTGAGTGAAACGAACATCTTTTGGGCACTACCAGTACCAACCATTTTTGTTTTTATGTATCCTTCGTTCTCTATCCTTTTAAACCTTGGTGTTAATGCACTCTTGCTTTTGATGCGAAGTAGGGGCATATCAGAAATAATGGTATTGTAATCAATCCATGTCATTCCTTCGATTCTTTTTTCTTCAATTGAGTCGTTTTTTGAAGAGCATATTGTTATTACCCAGTCCAAAATAGCACAATCTATTAAATTTAGTGTGCTTTTTTCTAAAACTTTTTGATTTATATTTATATTATATTTCATAATCTTTTAAGATTTAAACTTGTAATTACATTATACTCCCCTATATTAAAGAAGTCAACATCATACCCAGGCAGCAACAAAAACCCTCAAGAGAGGGATATTGAAATATCGTTATCTTGAGGGGTTGTTTTGTGCATTCACGATCTCTGCTTTGAGAGAATGCATGTTTGTCACAAATGCTTTCGGTTCAACTTGGAGCATTCCCTGGATATACTGTTGCTTTGCATCTTGTATTTCTGGGGTATCTTCAAATTTGAAATAACCGATAGACTGGTTTTTGTTGCCTTCGTACTGAACATCAATACCTGTCATGTAAAACTTGAGAGTTACAAGGGTTGTTGCTAGATAAAGGTCTCTTGTTGAAAAAATTCTATTGCTATTTTTATTTTCCATTTGATTTATTTTAATTTGTTAATTTGATAATTATAGCATAAGTAACTAGATATTTATGCTTTTGTTTATTGTTGTTTAATACTTGACTTTTTTAATATAAGAGAGTATACTTATTTATGTAGTATGTATATAAATTATGAAAAAACAGAATATTATGAGTTTACATTTGAGTTCAGATTTCATGAGGATATTATAGAATACTGTAGATTTATAAGATCAGCGTATGGTTGGAAAGAGTTTACTTTTAATAATGGTAAATGGAGATTTAATGATTCTGCTATAATGTTTTTGATAAAGAATAAATACCCAGATGTGGTGATTAGCCAAGAGGCACTTTCTGCTGTTCAAAAAACTGATGATGAAAAAAGAAGTGAATCAGAGATAGAGGAGAATGCAAAGAGGATAAAAAATTCAATTGATTCTGATATTGTTATTGATGGGATTAAGGGGGAATTATATAATTACCAAAAAATTGGTGTTGAGTTTTTTATGAATAATAATGGGAGGGCAATACTGGCGGATTCCCCAGGGAGTGGAAAAACACTACAGACTCTTGCTTTTATCGTAAAACAGAAATTTAAAAAATCTTTAATTATTTGCCCAGCGTCTGTGAAATTTTCTTGGCAGTTAGAAGTTGAAAGGTGGACACATTTAAAATCTTTTGTTGTTGATGGAAAAACAAAAACACAAGAAATTCCAAATGATGTTGATGTTATAATAATTAATTATGATATTCTTAAGAAATTTTATAAGTGGTTAGTTAATGTTAAATTTGACACAATGGTTTGTGATGAAAGTCATTTAATAAAAACACCAACATCTGTAAGAAGTAAAGTTGTTAAACTTTTATCGAGAGATATACCTTCAATAATAATGCTTAGTGGAACTCCGATCTTGTCAAGGCCTATCGAGATGTATAACATGCTTAATATTCTAGATCCGAAAACATGGAATAGTTATTATGGTTTTGCTGAGAAATATTGTGACGGCCAGAAGGGATATTATGGGTATCAAGCAAAAGGGGCAACAAACCTTGCAGAGCTTAGTGAAAAGATTGGTAAGTATTTTTTAAGAAGAACAAAAGATCAAATATTAAAAGAGTTACCACCAATGATCCAAATTTTTAGACCGATTGAATTATCTGGAGAATTTAAATCAAATTATAAAAAAATATCTGATGAGTTTGTAAAATACCTTCGTGAAAATAAAGGTAAAAAAGATAAGCAAATTGAAAAATCTCTTTCTGCTGAAAAGCTTGTGAAAATTAATTACTTAAGAGAGTTAACTTCTCTTGGAAAATTAGATTCAACAAGAGAACTTATTGATTCAATGATAGATTCAGGAGAGAAGGTGATTGTGTTCTCTTGTTTCAATGAACCATTAAAAATTCTTCGTGATGAATATCCGGATTCTGTTTTAATTATTGCTGAAACAAGTGTTAGTGAAAGAGGAGAGTTGGTCAAAAAATTTCAAGAAGACCCAAACTGTAAGGTATTTTTCGGAGGTATTAAATCTGCAAGTGCTGGTATAACTCTTACCGCTGCAACAAATGTAATTTTTATAGATTACAGCTGGACTCCATCTGATCACGAACAGGGTGCTAATCGTTTACATCGACCAGGGCAGAAAGCTGATTCTGTTAATATTTATAGCTTGCACGCCATTAATACAATTGATGATTTTATGGCAAGGTTGCTTAAAAAGAAGTCAAGTATATTTAATCAAGTTATTGAGACGCAAAAATCAGAATTAGATTATTTAATTGAAGGAACCTCTTGACTTCTTTAATATAGGGGAGTATAATGGAATTGTAATAGTCGAAGTATTACAATATTAATAATAAAAATTAAATGAAAATGTATACAAAAGAAAATGGTGAGTTGAATGTAGGTAAGGTTATTAAGCATATAGTTATTGGTTTGGTTCTAACTGTTCTCGTATTTAGCAGTTTCGGGATTATAAAAGCAGGATCTGTTGGAGTTAAAACACGGCTCGGAAAAGTAGTTGGGATAATTAATCAAGGACCTTATTTGAAGTTTCCAGTTATTGAAAAAGTCTACAAGATGGATGTTAAGACTAGAACAATAAATTACGATAAGAATGGTAAAGAGGGAGATTCAAAGGATACATCAGAATTATTTGGTGCATCAAAAGATCTTCAAGATGTAAAGATTGGTGTTGTTGTAACATATCACGTTGACCCAACTAAGGCGATACAAATATATTCACAGTATAGTTCTGTTGATAATTATGAAGTAAATGTTATTGAACCAATGGTTCGTCAAATTGTTAAGTCAACCTCAGCAGAATTTACAGCAGAGGAACTTGTTACAAAGAGATCTGAATATAGTGACAAGGTTAACATGATACTTGATACGCAACTCACAGAAAAAAGCTCTATTCTTGAGGATTTCTCAGTTACCAATTTTGAATTCTCAAAAGCATTTAGTGAGGCTGTGGAATTAAAAGTTACAGCTGAGCAAAGTGCCCTAGGTGCTAAAAATAAACTAGAACAAGCTAAGTACGAAAAGGAACAGAAGATTGTTCAAGCTCAAGGTGAGGCAGAATCAATTAAAATTCAGTCTCAGGCTATTAACTCACAGGGTGGAGCTGATTATGTTCAATTGCAAGCTATTAAACAATGGAAAGGTGATGTACCTCAGTACATGATGGGTAATTCTGTTCCATTTATAAATATTAAATAGTATGAAAAATAAAGGTTTTACATTAATAGAGGTATTAACAATAATTGCTATCATGGGGATACTTATTTCTGTAATCTTGGCTTCGGTATCTGAAAATAAAGAATCAAAAGATGTAATTAATAGTACTTATCTTGATGACAGAAATTCAAAGTTTGAAAAATCTGCAATACAAAAAACAACAGAAAGTGTCGATGTGAATACTTCTAATGACCCATGTTACGGTATTGATAATAGTGAAATTAGAAGTCAGTGTGTTGAAGAAAATTATAAGTCAAAAAAAATACAAGAGTGCGTTGAGTTGTATTCTTAGGCTATTATATGGAAAATGAATATAACCCAATGATCGGTATGACACTTGATCATATTAATGACGCTGTGAGGAATACTCTTGGTGGGGGGGGTATTACCAGTCACCAGATTGGTGAAATACAAGAAATACCATACACAGATCCCGCTATGGTTCAATTTCAAGATTATGAAGAAGCTTTGCGTCCACGTATAAATGACCCCATTGTGACTGTTGACCCATCTAATAATTATTATTTCACATCTGTCCCTATTCGTTTTTTGGGTCATTCCAATATTGTTATAGGTGATGTGCCTCGTGGTATTACATTAGTTGGAAATAATAAATTATTTTATTATGTAGATGGGGTACAATACACACATCAATTATCACTTGCTCAAATTAGTTCACTTCGCCGTATTTTGGAAAACCCATCTTTGTCACAACCATCATATAGCCCACCTGTGCCTCCTGGTCCAGAGGGTGTACGAACACGAGAAAGATTTATGTATAACGAGGCATTAAACTCTTTAGGTATATTACCAGAAAATGAAACAAATAATCAATCAAACAATGAAACAAACGAACAAGAAGAAGATGAAGAAGAAAGTGAATATTTCTAAAAATAAAATAAGAGTATTTACTAGTGGTGCTAGTAGGAATTCAGATGCAGGCAAATTTGATTACGAAGGATTTAATAATCCAGTTGTTGATCACTCTTTTGCTAAATACATGCACGGCCATAGGATGATGGAAGATGGATCATTGAGAGATAGTGATAATTGGCAGAAAGGTATACCTAAAGACGAATTGGCAAAGTCTTTAGTAAGACACATTAATGATTTTAGATTAATACATCGTGGCTATAAGGTATTAGATGAAAAGGGCGATGAGGTAACTATTGAAGATTGTCTCAATGCTATTAAATTTAATTCTAATGGATACTTACTTGATATACTTAAGGGAAGTAAAATAATAAAAAGAGGTGAATAAAATAAATGAAAAAATAAAGGTGTTGTTTCTTGATATGGACGGTGTAGTGAACAGTGAGGCTTGCTACAAACGTGGTTTATTTAAAACAGATTTCCCTGTTGATGCATATATGGCTTTTCTTGTAGGTAAAATACAACTAGATACAAATTGCAAAGTTGTTTTATCATCATCGTGGCGACACCACCCTGAAAGTGTTGAGCAAATAAATAAACAACTTGTACCATTGTTGGACATAACAGGAAGTGAACCGCTTGACCCAAGCAGACCAAGAGGAATAGAAAACTGTCAACGTGGAAGAGAAATTAAAGCATGGTTGGATAAACATCCAGAGGTTGAGAAGTATGCGATACTAGATGATGAAAATGATATGCTACCAGAGCAACAAGAAAACTTCTTTCAGACGTCTTGGAAAACTGGAATTACAAAAGAAATAGCTGATGATGTAATTAAACATCTCAGTGATTAAAATATGGTAAATTTAAAGAAAAATACAAAAAATCATTACGCCCCTAAAAGATGGAGTCTTGATAAGGTGAGTAATAAAATAAAGGGTTTATTAAATAAGATATGGAATTCTGAAAAAGGAAGTAAAGAGTGGTATTTATATCAATTCAAAAGAGAATTAGAACAGATTAAAAAGCACGTTATTTTCCTTAATCAGATAATAGAGTTTTACGAGAAGTCTGATCAGACAAATAATAAAAGAAAGGGAAAGTAAAACTTATGGTAGAATAATAGTCTTGACTTCTTTAGTATAGGGGAGTATAATGGATTTGTAAGTGATGAGAATTAGTGGGATTCTGGTGAATGAAATAAACCAGGTTAAATCATATTATGATTTATTTTGTTAAAGTCCCATTAGTTATGCGAGATTGGTATATACGGTATTACGTCAGTTTTCCAAACTGAAAAAAAGAGTCCAAGTCTCTTATCTCGCACATGTGTTACATTACTGTAACACTCTCATTATTGCAGTGGACAGAACAGCTAAGGCTTCTCTTATCCATTGTCGCAATAATGAGGATATGTGGTGTTGTCGTTATGATTGACTGAAGTTTTGTTTATATAGCACTCAGCAATATATCGTACTCACATATCTTGAGTCGATGATGTAATAGCAGCATTTCGGTCTCCAAAACCGTTCGTCCTAGTGCAAGTCTAGGTCGGCTCGCAGTTCATTAAAATTAAATGTTTCGCAGGCGGACAAGGCTTCTATAGAGCCCAGATAAAAATGGGGGCTGTAGTGAGGCACGGTATAGTTGTAACTTTGGAGTGAAACCAAGGGGTATACTTGAAACCGTGATGGGTAGCGCGTGGCCTGCACTTGGGCGTGACGAATTTCGATTTAGTTGTTTATTTTAATTTTGCATAGCAGAGTATGATCATATCTCTTAAAAGTGATCTCTTGATAAACTCAAACCAGTCTATCGTTTCTCCGTTTTTCTCTTTCGCAGACTTCGGTCTCGTAACAGCCTAGCGGTGTGTACTCCACATAACTCTTGCAGTGTGGATGTACGCATAATATTTGCAAGATAGCTTTCGGAGTTTTTTTATTATACGGAAGTGATAAAAAAATAAAATATGCTGGTGAACCAAGCGGAAACCGCTGATGTATATTCAGACAGGCAATGTAGATTAAGTTAAGATACCGATTAAAGATTAGGGTGTAACTCCCTACACGTCCACCTGAAGGAAGATTGGGGCGCGGGTTGACTGACCCAATAATGTACACAAAGCTAGTACCAGAGAAAAGATTGCCGGTAGAAATACTTAAAGGCATATACCACAGGCTTAGCAAGCATGGTTCACCACAGAGATTGTTGAAATGGTATCATATGCCCCTTGGACGGGTAAGTCGGGAGTTCGATTCTCTCATCTCTGACCATTATTAATTAATTTTTAAAACAATATGGAAAATAACGAAAATGTTGTAGTTGAAGAAACTGTAGAAGTTGTAGACGCACAGCCTGCAATGGAAGAAGTTACTGAAACTGTTGATTCTGTTCAAGAAGCTGTAGAGTCTATTGATTCTATGCCTGAAGATCCACAGGATGCAGTGAAGTGTGATTCTTGTGAATAGTTAGTTTTTAGGTAGAGAAATCTACCTAAATAGCGGGCGGGGGGTCAGGGATCCCACAAGGCTCATAACTTTGAAAAATCCAGATCGTTACTGGGGCCCGCTACTAGGTGAGTAATAAAAATTATGAAAAAGAAATGTTATAAATGTAATTTAAATTTTTCAATTGATAAATTTAGTAAAAATAAATCTAAAAAAGACGAGTTAGGTTCTATGTGTAAAAAATGTTGGAATGATTATTATAAACATATTTACTATTTGAACGGTAATGAAAAATCTAGACTTAAAATAAATAATAAAAAACGTTCAGAGTATATTCATAGAATAGTAAAAGAAGCTAAAAATAAACCATGTTTTGATTGTGGAATTATATATCCTTATTATGTTATGGATTTTGATCATATACGTGATAAAAAATTTCTAGTGTCTAATGCGGTTAATATAAAATGTTCCATAAAAATTATTTTAGAAGAGATTAAAAAATGTGAAGTTGTTTGTTCTAATTGTCACAGGATAAGAACTTTTAAAAGATCAAAAAATAGTGGGTAGTGTAATGGTAACACGATTGTCTTTGAAACAATAGATTCTAGGTCCGACCCCTAGCCCGCTAGCCATGCGTATGATGTTCAATGGTTGGACAGTAGACTGTAAATCTATGCCTTCGGGAGAGTTTGTTCGATTCAAACCATACGCACTGTTTTATAAATATAATATGTAAAATATGCCCTGGAAAAATATAGAAACAAAAAGAAAATATCAAAGAGAATGGTGTGCAAGAAGACGTTTTGAGTTTTTTAAAGATAAGAAATGTATTAAATGTAATTCTAAAGAAAATCTCGAACTTGATCATGTTGATCCATCAAAAAAGGTTACACATAGAATTTGGAGTTTTTCGTTAGAAAGAAGAGAATCTGAGGTTTCTAAGTGTCAGATATTATGTGTATTATGTCACAGGGAAAAATCAAAAATAGATGTTAAGAAAATAAGAGAAAGTAAATTACAAAGTTAACCAATAAAAAATTATGTCAAAAGTTACAGTATACAGTACACCAACATGTAAGTATTGTGTTGTTGCAAAAGATTTCTTAAAAGAAAACGGAGTTGAATTTGAGGAAGTTAATGTTTCAGAAGATGCAGATAAGAAAAAAGAAATGATTGAAAAAAGTGGGCAACTAGGAGTCCCTGTTATAACGATTGACGATAAGGTTATTGTTGGGTTCTCTAAAGATGAACTAACTAGAGCATTAGACTTGAAATAGTTTTTATATCGTGGAATACTTGGGGTAAGAGGCCGTAAGGTACACACCTGGAGAAATCCGTAAACCTAACACGATACAGTGAGAAAACAAAAACAACAAAAACTCACTAGAAGTTTATCGAGCCATGAAATAGTCTTCTTTAAAAAATATTGGAATGGCAAATGCCCCTGTAGACCAACTGGAAGGAGTCGCACGTCTTAGAAACGTGATAGTATGTGTTCGAATCACATCGGGGGTACTAGTTTTTAAATTTAAATATCCGCCCATATCCCAATCGGCAGAGGAAGTGGACTTAAACCCCACACAGTGCTAGTTCGAATCTAGCTGGGCGGACAATGTAGAGAAACCAAATTTGATACTCATGCGGTCAGAGCTATGAGCTGACAAGAATGGTATTGCTCTACATTACCGGTCTGTAGTCCAATTTGGTAGAGACACTCCCCTCAAAAGGGATCGAGTACTGGTTCAAATCCAGTCAGACCGACTATGTACAAAAGATTAAAACCACAAGATTTCTTTTATGTTTTTGGTTTACCAAAACAAAAGATACAAATAGTTAAAAGGAAGAAAGAAGTAAAAGTTTTTGTTGAATTAAAGTGTGATTTTTGTAAATCAACTTTTAGAGTTTCTGAATATATTGCCAGTATAGGCAGGAAGTTTTGTTCTAAGAAGTGTGCATCCCACAGAACAGAGATTTAGGGTCTTTATGTTATAATGTTTAAATGCAAATACCATTTAAACAAACCCCTAATTACTCAATAGGGAAAGAAAAAAAGATTGGGTGGGTGATTCACGGTACGCTAGGTGCTTATAAGGGTGCTATAGAATGGTTATCTAACGGTAATCGTGAAAATCGTTCGTCAGCTCATTTTGTTATAGGAAGAAATGAAGGTGAAATTTTTCAGCTTGTAAAAATACAGGACGTTGCATGGCACGCTGGTAATGTATCAAATCCCAACGAACGCGCTAGAAAGGTTCTACCTAAGAAATTAGATGGAAACTTTGATAATCCTAACAAATTCTTTGTTGGAGTAGAAATGGCTTGGGGGTATGATGTTAATGGCGATGGGAAAATAACCGCCATAGATAAAACACTCACAGAATGGCAATTAAAAGCCCTCTGTGAGCTCCTACAAGCCTCACAGAGCGAAGTTCCATTAAAAGCTGATACAATACTCACTCACACAGATATAGCCTCTTATAAGGGCGATAATCTATCTGATGTTGTTCAGGATGTTATAAAAAGGATAATTCCACAAGTTAAGGAAGAAATGATCCAAGTTATGGTTCCTAAGTCTAAATTGGAAAAAGTATTAAAGTACATGAATTCAATATAGTCAAGTTTACTTTTTCAATATACTAGAGTATAATGTAATCATAGGATAAGAAATTAACGTTTTATCCTCGTGGGCTAATCCACTTAAAATTGTTATGAAAGACGTAAAACCGTGGTATCAAAGTAGAACTGTAGGGATTGCGATCCTGCAGGGAATTGCTGGAGTTATGGCTGCTATTTTTGCAGTAGACCCAACTATTCAAACTATCGGATTCATTGCTGTTGGAAAATCTGTTATAGATTTTATGCTAAGAGCAAGTACTTCGAAAGAGATCGTATAGCCTGTCGGGGCTTCCCCGATACTATGTTAAGAACATTTATATTATTTGTACTAATATCTGTAATAGGATATGGTGCAATATCATACGCACAAACTCTCGATGTCCCCATAAAGGATGAAAACATTAAAGAGTCAATTGTGTTAGAGTTAACACCCGAACAGGTCTTGAAGGAAAAAAGAGACAAAATGACCATTCCTCAAATTATTGAAGAAGTGGCTCCAATGTTTAATCAAGACCCTAAACTTATATCAAAAATAGCGTACTGCGAAAGCAAATTTAAAAACGTTGTTCATGATGGCGGTCATGGTAAGGGTGTAACAGGTATCCATAAAAAGACGTTTGATTTTTGGTTGGTTAAATATAAGAAGGAAAATAATGAAAGTTTAGATTACAATTCTTCTTATGATCAAATAAAAATGATGTCTTGGGCTTTTTCTAAGGGTAACTCTTATAAAAACCAATGGTCAACATATGTTTCATATAAAAATGGTGGAACATATTCTTTCTACTCTAAGCTTCTAAAGAAAAACTTTACAGTTACATGTAAATAGTTTTACAAAAAGATCTCGCAACAAATAACACATTTTATTTTATAAAGTATTTAGTGGCTACAGATCATTTTTTAATAACCCTTTCTTGAGGGTTATTTTTTATGGTATAATATAATAAATGAAAAAGATTGTACTTTTAGCCGTAATGCTCTCTGGGAGGGTGTTGGCACAGAATTATCACTGGAGTTTCCGTGGTCACCATTATGTTGACCAACACCTTTATCGCAACTCATCAAATGTTGCGTTTAAATTTTTATTGAATTGTGAGAATAGGAGGTTTTGTTACAAGGTTGGTTATGTGTATCACCATAGACATCACGGTGAAAAGTTTGTCTCATTTGTTTATAAGTTTTAATATATTTACTTTTTTAATATACCGGAGTATAATGTAATTAATAAATAAACAGATTATGAGTTTAGAAATTGAAAATGATCCAGACAAAGAAATGGATCCAGAAACAACAAGAGTTCCGCCAATCGTGAACTCAATTCGCTCTTTAAATATTTCGTTGAGTATCTTAATTTACGAAGATCGTTTAACCAAAGAAGACCTTGAATGGTTTTCTAAAGACGAACTGTATGAAATTAAGTGTCACTCTATGAGGCCAGAAATCGCACTAGAAGCAGCCAAGCTTTGTGCCTAAAGCAATCCCCTGAAAACTATTTGTTTTTGGGGGATTCACTATTTATGTAAAAGTACTTGACTTTTTTAATATAGGGGAGTATAATGGAAGTATAACAATAATATTCTGTTTTCGTATATATATGAAGAAAAAAATGACATCTGATGAAATTAATAGTTTTATTAAGAAAAATAAAAACATAGGTATTACTGCCTTGAGTAAAAAACTAGGCATGACCAGAGACGCTGTTGATCATCGTTTCCGAAGAATGGGTTTAAAAATACCACCGATATATTTAACTATCCCAACAAAAGATCAAATAGTTGAGGATAAAAATATAATGAAAGAAAAAGAGGATAAGAAGAATTTTGATAAAAAATATAAAATCCTCTTAGAAGAGAATGAGTATATAAAAAAAGAACTTGAGGCTTCTCTTCAATTAAAGAAATCTATTAAACCATATTCAATAAAGCACATTAAAAGCAAGTATGATTCTGAGGCTACTGCTGTTGTACTTGCATCAGATTGGCACGTTGAAGAAACCGTTGATCCACAAAAGGTTAATTTCAAGAATAAATACAATCTTGATATTGCAAAACAAAGAGCTGATGAATTTTTTCAATCCACTTTAAAGCTTATATTAAAAGAACAACAGAACGTAAAGATAAATACTCTTGTATTGGCATTGCTCGGTGACTTCATAAGTGGTAATATACACGATGAACTTCTTGAAAACTGTTCATTGAGACCAATAGATGCTTCTATCTTTGCTGAAAATCTCCTAGTGTCAGGTATTGAATTTTTACTCCAAAACTCTGATTTGAATATTGTTATCCCATGCCATGTTGGTAACCATGCAAGAATAACTCACAAAATACATTTTTCCACAGAACAAGGAAATAGTCTTGAAACAATAATTTATTATCATCTCTCTAATTATTTTAAGAACAATAAAAGAGTAACATTTTTAATCTCTGATAGTTACTACCAAATTGTTAATATTTATGATTATAAGATACGTTTCCACCATGGACACGCAATAAAATCAGGTGGAGGAATTGGTGGTATTTACCCTCCTACATATAAAGCAATTTCTCAGTGGCAAAAAATTGAACATGCTGATCTTGATTGTTTTGGGCATCTTCACCAAACAAGAGATGGTGGAAACTTCCTCTGTAATGGTTCAATGATTGGTTGGAATGCTTTCTCTGTTATGATTAAGGGTGATTTTGAAAGGCCAAAACAAACATTCTTTTTGATTGATAAAAATAGAGGTCGAACAGTTGTTGCTCCTATTGTCTTTAAGTCTTAATTGTTAAATAAACATGAAACCAAGTGATAAGATATTGAAAATATTAAAAGAAAATCCTTTTAAAGATAACTTTAATGAAACAACTCTAGTTGAAACTGTGTATACTTCTAGACAAAATGAGAGATTACTTAATGCCTTGATTCAGTATTTAGATGAGGAGTATGAATCAATTAATACAAAATAGTAAATTTATTATTAAATACCAACAAAATGAACAAAGAAAAACTTTTAAAAAGATTAGCTGAACTCCAACTCGTAGATGATACAGAGTATGTGCACATCTCAGCTGATAAAGCATTACTTGAATTTATAGGTGACAAAGAAATTACTAGTGCGTTTGAAGATCTACCTAAATGGTATGCATAAGATATGAACACAAAAACTAAGGTAAAAATTATTTCTCTTTCGAGAAACAGTTACGGTGTTTCAGTCGGAGATACTGGGTATGTGGATGGATATGTTTCAGGGTATGACGAACGTCCATATGCAGTCGTAGTTATTGATCGTAGTTTTCACTATATACCAATTGAAAATTTATTAGAACTATAATATGAAGATAATATATAAAACAAAAGATAATAAAGAATTTGATAATGAATTGGATGCAACAAGACATGAAAGGTTTTTACGACAAAAAGTAGAAATAAACACAACCCAAATGATTGTTTTTGATTTAATTAAAAGAGCCTCAATGAATGGTTTAGATGGAGAACATATAGTTGATTATCTTATAAAAAACAAAGATAAATGGGTGGGTGTTATGCCTATTGTTGAGCATTATGCATTAAGAGATATAGATGATGACATATTCCATATAGATGAAATAGAGATTAGGTGTCGTAATGAAGAGTCTGCAAAAAAATTTATACCCCTACTAAAAAGAAATTTACATCCAGATGAAATATCTATCGAAGATAAATCTAGGGAATTCAATAACACAATAAGACTCTGGTGGGATTAATGTTTATAGATAAATAATTATGTCAAATGAAACAAAAAAAGATAAGGTGCGAGTTACAAATGATTACGGTCATTGTAATCTTTGTAATGGGGGTCGCCGTTTCCTGTGGCGATGGCACAGTTGTTGGAAGTGTGGTGTGAAAAAGTGGTTAGAGTATTCAAGATATGACTATTTTGAAGGTGTATTATGTGATGAGTGTGGTATCCCTATGTCTACTGACTATATTACAGTAATAATAGATTTTGTGACGTTTTGGTTAGGTTTGTTCTTAGTGGGTGTTTTTTTATTTAGTAATATGTAATTTATATGTCAAACGAAACAAAAAAAGAAGAATGTTATAGTTGTGGAGGTAAAGGTACTTACTCTCAAATACATGGAATAAATGCTAGAGGAGATTTTATCGGCGATAAAGATTATTCAGAAAAACCTTCAATACATAATTATCCTTGCAAAGCTTGTGATGGGACAGGATTAAAGAAAATTCATAACTCTTCCCCCCACATTCCGACAGGAGAAGATTGGGAGAAAGAGTTTGATAAAAAATGTTGTGAATCTTTTGCAAAAGGCGGATTTTTAACGACTGATTTGGTTGGAGATTGGGCTTTGGATAAACAACCTATCAAACAATTCATACAGTCCCTCCTCCTATCCCAAGAAAAACAATGGAAAGATGAAATGGCGGGGAAGATTCCAAAATATAGGTCATTTGAAGAATCTAATAGTGTTGAATATTACCACGGGAGAAATGATTTTAGAAACGAAATGCTCTCCCTCTTATCAAATAATCAAGAAGACAAATGAAACAACAAGAAATCGAGATTTTAATTTACTGGTCAATTGGTATTTTAACAGGGATTTTAGCTACCCTAATGTATCAAAAGTATTTTTAATAAAACTAACCCCACATGATAGGTATGAAAATAAAACTTACAAAAGAACAGAAAAAACACATTGAATCAATCAGATGGTTATATTCAGCTCCTCGCTGTAGTGGAAGAACCACTTTATTAGCTTATGTTTTGATTGAGTGCGTAATGGAGACTGGAGAAAAAATGAGAATTATTGATCATTATTCATCAAGACAAGCAGATATGTATCTCGCTTCAATTATTCATAATTTAATACAAGAAAATGAACTTCCATTAAAAATTGATAATAATGGACTTTATTTATCAATTGTCAACTAACCCCACATACTCATTATGTACTACAGCGAAAAATTCAAACAAAAAATAGGCGAACCAGTATCAGGTGGTACAGTACGCCTTGGTACAATCAACAAAATCGGTGAATGGCTCACTGACACACAAATCACACAAAAGTTTAACATCGAACCAATGTCAATCCCCGACTTCTGGGCAACGATTGGAGGTGTGGTGGGTGTGTTCGATAAAATAGTATGGGGGTGTGTGTTTTGTGTAAAAGCAGAAGATGGGTGTGCTCTTACGGTGTTCGCGTACTGGAGCGATAGGCAGTGGTTGTTCTACTGCTTTGAGTTTGACGGGCGTGGCGAGTGGCTTGCGGAGCGATGTGTCTTCTCTCCTGCAATCGCTTTGGAACCTAGTACTCCTAGTCTCTCTGAACCTTTGCCCCTTACCGAAGAACAAATGATTTCAGCCCTCAAGTCGAAAGGGTATACGATTAGTAAAACTTTTTAAAATATGAAACTCGAACAACAAGTATGCTCATTAGAGCTTGCAAAAAAACTGAAAGAATTAGGAGTGATACAGGAGAGTATCTTCCTGTGGGAAACTGGTGCTATAAAACCTAGAATTAAATTGTCGTTTGAAGATAAAGAAAATTTAGGGTTAATGAATATTACTCGTGTTGATACTTCTGATTTTAGGGAGTATTGCTCCGCCTTCACAGTCGCAGAGCTTGGGGAGATGTTGCCGAACACAATCTATCTTAATGATGAAGGATGTGGATTGGAAATAACTCACCATCTTGAAGTTGTGTATCGTTCATACTCTCTTGGTAAAAGAAGAATAACAAGAGAAGCAAGTACCGAAGCCGATGCACGAGCAAAAATGCTCATCTATTTACTAGAAAATAAACTTATAACCCCATGACCACACAAAATTACGAACACCACTCACATACTCACTGTTGGAATAACGAGCAAAGAAATCTCGGTAATGTACCACCCTGCGGTATAAAAATAGAGAATCACACGCAATGTTGCTTGTGTGATATTACCCCCGAATCCCCCTGTTGCTCCGCAGGTATAGTCGATGGGAGATGTGGGGATTGTAAGGAATTAGTAGATTAAGAAGAATAATATATATGGAAGACAAAATAAAACAAATAAATAGTTTGAATGAGAATATCAAAGAATTAGAAAGTTTACTGTGGCTTTTAGAAAATTCAGATATTGATTCCACTCACGGAAAGAATAAGCGAAATGAGTTTTCAATGTTTTGTGTAAAATCTTACTTATGGACTGGTAGTGATAATCCGAGCTATGAGAAAAAAATAACAGACCGAGAGACAATGAATGAATTATCTAAGGTTATGAAATTAGTCATCGTTTCACAGATAAACCAAAAGAAACTAAAATTAGAGAATTTAATAAAATGAAAACAAAACACTCACTCATAGAAAACATACGAAAAGAAGTTATCAAGGCGAATCCGAGTATATTGGATTTGGTATTTGGTTGTAAGGTTTTTGTTCAGAATTATGTAACAAGTGTTACTATCATTGAAGATAAAAGAGGGCATGTTCGTGTAGAAGAAACGCAGTATGTTCTCGATTTTGTGGGATTTGCAAGTCGTTCTGAAAGTCTTGTTCAGTTTGACGAAAAGCATATCACTAAAATCCTCGGTCGCACGATAGGCATTGCTGATGTGCTTTTGGCGATAGGAGATGAGCCAGTGAATTTCTTTTACTATTCCACAGGCGAGGTGCGAATGGATTATTTAGACAAAGACGATAAGGAAATATCTATTTACTGGAATCTCAAAAATGACAACCTTGAACTCCAACCAGAAGAAACACTTTTATTTATAAATAACCTTTTAACCCAATGACTAAATCACAACTTATAGAAGAAAGTATTAAAAAATGGAACAAATATGCCAATGAACACTGGCAATCATCTGATTTTTCGGGTATTCATTTATTAGTACAAGAAGATTTTGGCAAAGAATTTCTATCTGACGAACTCTCCCTCATATATGACAAGGCGGTGGAGGAGGGATTAAAAAATTCAGCGGTTCTGTGCGGTAAATTGATGGAATTGCCTGATAAAACATTTATTGGGGGATGTGGAGAACCTGTAAATATACTAAGTGCTTATGCTTGTGTTGATTGCTCCGCACCTTTTCATAGGAAATGTTTACTAAAACACATGAAAGAGGATATGCCAGTTCAATCACTATCAAAAATGACCCTTGAAAAAGCATTTCAAAAACTAGATGAATTATCCACCCTAACCCCCAAGGGAGAGAAATAGTATATGGCATACAAATACAAAACAATTAAAGATTTATTCATTGTAATAGTACAAACAATGTTTTTGTTAACCTGTTTTATTCTCGTTCTTGTGTTATCATTTTGGGCAATACATTGGGCTAGTCCAAAATATGAAATAATTTGCAGTGGAACATTAGAAGAAAATATTTATCTGTGCGTAAAACACTAATTATGCCAACTAACAATATAAAAAAATACAAGAAAAAACATAAACATTATTGGTCAG